GCCGCTGTTGCAGGGTTTGGGTTGTCTCTTTTCTTCGTTCCTGTTCCGGAGCCAAGACAAAGCTGCAGGCTTTACAAGGTGGACAAGCAACATGAGACAGCGTTTGTTTTAAAACCGCCAACGCTTGTTTGTCCACAAACACCAAAGTGTGAAGTAGTTGTAAACAACCCTGAGCCATCAATCGTTGACAGTCAAACGTCAACAAAAGAAACGATTGACGAATCTGAAAAACCGCGTCACAAAAAGCGGCGTAGACATCGCATCAGGAGATATTGGAAGTGAGTTTTCTTTCCCCACCCCCGGACATCAAGCAGCCCGTTGTCATTCGTGAAGATGGCGGCGGTCTTGTAGACAAATACATTGCTCAGGCGCACCAGTATGCGCTTGAAAAACGTAGGGTGGAGATTAGGGGCTCTTGCCGCTCTGCCTGCACACTGGCCCTTTCTGTGCCGTCTGTGTGCGTTGCTCCGGGTGCGGTGGTCAAGATGCACCAAGCTTATGAACTCTACAGTGGCAAAGAGCGCCCGGACATCACAAACAAGATGTTAAACGAGTTGCCCATGAGCATTCGCCAACGGCTGGATGGCCACATCAGCCGCGATTATTCGGTTGAGGCGACGTTGACATATGGCGAGTTGCGAAATCTTGGCGTTCCGGACTGCGACAAAATGAACCCGGTCGCCAAAGACAAAACACCAGAGAAGAAAATCAGGATTAAAATCTTGAATCCTGTGGAAGCAGTGTTGAGGGTTTTCGGAGGAGATTTATGAGCAAAATAGACCACATCATTGCCCAACTAAAAAGCTGGGAAACAGGATACATCAGCCCTAGCGCGCAGATGGTGATGAAAGATGCAAGGCTGTTAATTGAGGAGCAGCAAGACTTGATTAACGATCTGACGAAGCAGATTGAACTATTGAGAAAGAAGAAGGAAAAGTGAAATGACAAAATCAACAGAAAAAGCAGGATTGACAGAAAAAGAAACCAGAATCTTTGAGATTTTAGGTCTTATGGATCGTGAAGAAACTTGGGACACAATTGAGAAACTTTTAGTCCTCCTTTTTGTCAAGGACGTTAAAGAAGAAAGTTATGACGCTTTCTTTGATGCTCTCAAGGAATCTGTCCTGAATCACTCAAGAAACTTTAAACAATTTATGGACAAATCAAAAACCCACGGACATGCGTAAATGAGAGCAGATCGTTGCGTGTTGCATTTGAATTCTTCAAACCCGATGAGCCGTCTCAACTCTATGGAAATGGACGGTTACTCCGGCATACCGATCACTCTGCCATATCTCAAGTGTCTTGAAGATGTGACGGAAGAAGGAAAGAAAAAGTATCAGCCGTATGTGTTTGAAGAGCCAAAAGAGGTTTTTGTCAAAATAAAAAGACCTCCGGTGATCGTTGATGGGTTGACGATCCGCCAGCGGAGGGCTTACGAAATGCACATGAGCGGAGTCCCAACAGAAGATATTGCCAGAAGCATGAAGACATCCAGCAACAGCATATGTAACATGATTTCTGTGGCAAAGAAAAAGCTTAGGGGAACAAATAATGTATCAGAAGGGTAGATTTACTTTTCACTTTTGCAAAGATGTTTCTGCCCTGACCCCTTATGAGCAAAAGATTTTTGAGTTGAAACAGCAAGGGAAAAATTGGGCAGATATTGCAAAAGAAATTGGCAATAAAAATCCGAAAACAATTGCTGTGCGATACTCTGTTATAAAAGAGAAGTTGGAAAGCATGGAGTGGGAGAAACAGGGATGACCGACAATCAACTGCCAGACTTCAACACCGTCGCACATATTTTCGCGATTTTGTGCTTCGCCGCCGCAGCCGCGTGGGTCGTCAAAATGTGGATTGGGGAGTGAGCCATGAACAACATATCCATGCGACTTCGCGCCATAGCTGGCCAGATCAGCGGGCTGGAAGATTTATATGAGGCTGCGAATGTGATTGAGGGGCTGTATGCGGCGACGGATTGGGTCGAAAACGGAATACCCGCAGAGTGTTTTGGCGACGACGAAACAACGCAGGTTGTTTTTAAGGGCAAAGATTTGAAAGCGTTTGCCAAAGCGCGACGCAAGGCGAGGGGTGAGTGATGGACCCGCACAAGTTTGTAAAATTCATCTACGAACACAAAACAAGCAACCTGTCTAATCTTGCCGCCAAAGCCGGGGTCTCGCACAACTCCATCAGCCGATGGAAAATAGGCACATCCCCAAGGCTGATTGATCTTGAAGCGGTGCTGGAGGTTCTTGGGTTTGAACTTGTTATCGCTAAAAGGCACCGGCCAGACTTTGAACCGGAGCGAGACGCGATGCTTGTGAGCGAGGTCAAAGCTATCCTTAACAGCATATCTCCGGTCACTGACAACGAAGGCATTGCTCGCGACATTGTTACAAAAATTGGCGCGGCCTACGAGGGACAAACGTGCCTTGATCTAACCGATGAACTTGTAACCCAGTCTCGCACTATTGCAAATTATGTCCGCCAAATAAACACGCTAAACGAACGCATAGCGGAACTTGAATTGGAGCAGCAATACCGCAACGGAACATCAAAAACATTTCGTTCCATGAAAATCGGAGAAAGCCGACAATTCCCGGCTGGCGATAAATCTGTAAATCTTGCTCGCAAACTGTATAACGTCGCCTACAGCGCCGGACTTAGGATCAAAACTCATACCGTCAAAAAAGACGGTGTGGTTTATGTCGAAGCTACGAGGGTATTATAATGAAACCGAACAATAAAGCGATTGAGGCGGGATATAACGCCTGCACAACTGTCAGTCGGTCTATAGTGATTGACATTATTACCGCCGCGTACGCCGCGCAATTCCAGAGCGAGGAATATTATGCGGCGCTTATAAGGGCACTACGCTCGGGCTTGGCGTATAACGCAAAGAATAATCGCGCCGCCGACGCTCTTGAGGCGGCGCTGGCGGAGCGGGATGCGCTGAAAGCCGAACTCGCGTCAGGGCATATGTGGATACAAATGCGAGCGACGGTGTTTGAAGAGTTGGCAATGGTTCGCGGCGAACGCGACGCGCTAAAAGCTACTGTGAATGCACAGCATAAAGCTTTGTGTAGTAATGCCGCCCGTCTCGCGCGGGTGGAGCCAAGCACCGACCCGCTGACAAATGGTATGACGGTCACCATGCCGGATGGCGAGGAGAGACGTTTGGTAGTCGCGCCTGTGGAGGACGAACCCCGCCACCTGACAACCGACGAGCAGAAAGTATTCCATTCGGCTTTGCGCCGCTCTGCGAAAATTAAAAAGCCTGTGGAGGACATTAAACTCAGCCAGATAGGCTCCGAGGCTATTTACAAAATGAAACTTGAAGTGGCGATTGATAGAGAAGCGAGCGAAGAACCATGCGGAGAATTGTGTGACCCATGGTCGTATATTGACGAGAGCGATGCTGTCATCACCGCCATCAGACCGCATATAGAGGCGGCCGAGCGCGAGCGGTGGCAGAAAATGCTTGCGCGCATAGGCGCCGGAACTACGCAGCAATCAGGAGGGGCGAATGAGTGATTGTATCGCTGAAATGTGCAGAGAGAATACCCGCCTCCGCGCCGACCTTGCCGCCGTCACAGAGGAACGGGATGGGATGAAAGAGGCGTTGAACGCAGGGATACGATTTGTCGGTGCTTCGGATGACGCCATGGAAGAATTGCACATTGAGAACGAAAAGCTGCGGGAGGCGTTGAAGCCGTTCCTGATTGAACGCAGGCCGGAACACAACGTCTATGGCTACAAAATGGTTTTTGTAAAGCCTGACGATTTCCGCCGCGCCCGCGCCGCGATTGAAGGCGTGACGGAGCCCGCTAACACTCAGACAGGAGAGAGATGATGACCTACGTTGCAATAGCGCTTTATGTGTTAGGGGTTTTTCACTCTAGCATGTTCATTTTTGAACTAAAGAGACTTGGTAGAGTGGATTTTGATGATGGTTTATGTCTTTTCGCGGCATTGTTTTGGCCTGTTGCTGAAATTGTTACCATATTATTTATGGTTATTAAGAAAGTCGCCCGCTAATGCCCTGCACCCCGGCCCGCGTGACACAGGCTGACATCGCCCACGCCGCCATTTAATGTAAACAAAACAAAAACATAGACACAAAAACCGGCTATGATATGGTGCCGGTGATGAACCACCAACAAGGAGCCATCAACCATGAGCAATGAATCCCTATCCTCCTACATTGATCGCTTGATGCAGCTTGAGACTGAGCGCAAAGAAAATTCTGAAATGATCAAGGAATTGAAGACCGAAGCCAAAAGCTCTGGTTTTGATCCAGAGGCCCTTGCTGAAGTCGTGCGTCGCAAAATGTGGGATGAGAAGAAGAAGGCAAAGGCAAAGGAAAAGGACAACGCTGCGCGCCTTTACGCCAAGGAAATTGGTCAGCTTCACTTGTTCAACGACTGAGCAACAAATATGCGTTGTCATTTGATCTTAAAACAAGGTCAAATGACAACTATAACTGTAAACACGGAGAACGTCTCGTGAACAACAAGCTAGAGCAATGGTATAAATTAAATTCCATGAGCAGTATTAGCGCCTATGATCTTGCTCAAATTATCCAGCATATCTATCAGCTTAAGATAGATGAAAGTCTGTTCAATACGCTGCCAAAAGAGGTCAAGCATCACTTTCAGAAGATTACGGAAACGGAGGCCAAAGAAAATTGATGATGACAAAATCTGAAATTGCCGTAACAAAACTATCTCGTGACCAAGTGTCCGTGTTTTACAAAATCGTAAAGGAAGAGTTGGCAAAAGAAAACATCATCTGGGACGGGTTTATTGGGCGCACATACACCTACCCAGTAAGGAGAGCCAGACACAATGTCGTCTGGAGGTTGAGGCAAGAGTTAAAATTAAAAAAGACAATGATAGCCAATCTTCTTGAATTAGATGAATCGACCGTTAGACTAATGCTTAAAGCGATGGAAGAAACAAGTGGCAAAATACCTGACAGCCTAAAGTCAAACTCGCGTAGATACAAGCCAAGGGAACAAAGAGCATGAGCGATAAGCCGATTGTCGATATTCGCGCCGTCAACCACCCCGTTCTTGTTGACGGATATGTTCAATATGATAAGAGAACTGGTGAAATGTTAATGCGGCATGAAATTGAAATTCGCAGAGAAGGCGAAGTAGAATGGCATCCGATTAAATGCTTCAACAAAGAATTGGGAGAATAATCTAAATGTCCAAACAAGACATATTTATTTGGTCTATGTCACTCGTTGGAGCAGGGCTTGTGGCCTTTTGCGTGTGGGCCATGTTGAATTATGACGAGAACCGATAATCTTTTTGAGCGCATAGCTGAAATACTTGACGGACGCACGATGTTGAGTCTGAGAGAGCAGTTGCTTGTTGATTGCCTAGACGAAATCATTCGCCTTCGTAAATCAAGAAGCGATGTTGTTGATCAGGCGGTTGCTATTGTTGAAAGAACAAATCTAAAAGACAAGAAAACCGCTGCCATCAAAGCAATCAAAGAATTGAAAGAATTAGATTAGTCTAGTCTACATTTGATAGAGACATATTCGTTTTTGTCTGGCCTTAGATCAGACTGTATAATTGTCATATCTGCAGGAACGCCGCAAACAATCTGTCCCGGTTGAGCACGAAACGCCTGATAGACTCTGGCGTGATCCTTGTCGCACGGCATATAGTTGGTGCAGACCATGATGACGACAAGCAATGTCATTCAGGCTTGCGCCTCAAATATCCAGCAGAAGAAGTTTTCTTAATCTGCTCAAGCTCTAGGTAAAGTTCAGCAATCCACACAACAGCATCATCAAACGCAGCGGCAAGATTGAGATTGTTGTCATCAAGAATGCGGTCGTGAATGTCAGACGCCAGATTATTCTCCTGAATAATCTGCCTGTTTTTGGCATAACGCTGCTTGTAATCGTTCTTTTCCACAGAAGACATAAAACCTCTCCCTGATTTTTATGGCTTTTTAGAAGGCAACCAACCGCACTTGAGGGCAATCCCGACAGCATTATGCTCTTTAATCTGAGCAATGGTTGGCGGTGTGTCGTGGCGAGAATAATAGATTGCTTTTGCCGTTTGGCAAAAGTCAGCTTTAGTCTCTAAGGAAGGGGTCTGATTCGTCGATTGGCACCCGGCCATCAACAGTCCGCCTAAGATCATCAGCGCGCTGCGCTTCACGAGCGGCAACGGCAATTTTAGCGGCTTCCACCTGCTGCTGCAGGGCGTCAAGTTTTGCTTGAACTTTTCCGGCATCGGTCAGTTTCCGGGCGTAAAGCCATTCAAAGATTTTGCCCACGGCGCTAAACAGCGCCATGAGCATGGATAGGGCGGTGGGGATCATTGATTAGGCGACTTTATTAGCAGAGGCCGGGGTCACGGTCGTCGTGAACCAAGTGCGAAGGATAACAGTCGCAACGGTGCTCAGACCAACAATGGTTTCAACCACTTTTGCCTGCAGCTCTGGCGGAAAGTCAAAGCCGACGACCGTAGCAATTGTCGCCAGAAGGGTGACGGTCTGAACCCAGTTAATCTTTGACCACCAAGCCGATTTAACGGCAACTTCCACAAAACGATCCATTGTCTTGATCCTTTCTTTTACGATTTTGCCGCATCAAATATTTGTTTGGCGACAGTGACGATTGCGATCCATTTTATTTGATGATCCTCTTCAAGATCATCCCAATCAACGGACGCCTCATTTTCAAACTTTGTCTTTTTAGCACGAATACGAAAGGCTTCATACACTTTTCTAGCCACATCGTAATCGGAAAGAAACACTATTCTTCTTCCCAGTGCTTGTAACGACCGGAGTTTCCACATGCGTCAAACAGATTGAAAACCTGCTTGACGCACCACAAGAAACCGACGACAGAAAACAGATAGATTAACGGCATGATTCCCAGACCTGATGAGTTGGAGTGCTTTTTTGTTTATTGATGCAAACGGGTTGCAATCGTCTGCCAGAGTTTGTAAACCCCGCACCTTCATTTGAGCAGCTTGTCAGTAAGATTCCGACAACAACAGCGCCCAAAATGTAAAGCATAACGCCGTGCTTTACGGCCTCAATGAAAAGTTCTTTCATGGCGTCACCTTGTTCCAAGACTGAATATCAACGCGATAAGCACAGACATAACAATAGCCCAAATCAGGAATATTGTCGTCTCTTTCCTCACGTTGGCAGACCTTCTTTCTTCGCCCACGCGCGAGCGTCAAACGACGGACAGGCTTTTGCAACATTGGGAAAGTCCCTGTGACCAAGAACCACCGTCCCCGGATACTTCTTGACGAGCCCCTGCAGAAGCGTCTTGAGGCTGGCAAACTGTTCCTTGGTAAAATTGTTTTCAGCCTTCTGAAAATCTTTCTGGTTCACACCGCCAACCATGCAGATGCCAATACTGTTGGCATTACGACCGGCGACATGAGAGCCGACGAGATTTTCAGCGCGACCCTTTTCCACCTTGCCGTCTCTGCGGATGACATAGTGATAGCCGCAGTCGGCCCAATTCTGATTTTTATGCCAACTACGAATTTCCTTCACGCCAATGTCTTGTGAAGGACGTGTGGCTGAACAATGGACGACAAGGTATTTGGTTGATTTTCTAGGGGTCATTAATAAAGCTCCATGCGTATATTGCTGTAGACGCCATGTCCAAGTTTGTAGGACAGAATTAAAAACCACACAATGGCGACGCCTTTGCAGATTTTCATGAGAAGATCATAGTGGTCTGGATGAAGCATTGTCTTAAGTCTTCACAATGAACAAAACACGACGGTTCTTGGGGCGTGTTTCGGTGCCCCCGGATGCTGCGTTGGTGACTGAAATTCCAGTCGTATTTGTTGTTGTAAGAGCGCCGTTTGTTGTTCCATAGGCGCTACCCGTAACACCCGTCACGCTTACGCCATTGCCGATTGAGTTGGCGCTGGCAAGCAACGCAGTCGTATGGTTGTGCCCCGGATCGGTAACAGCGGCGACATGGGTATGAGACCCAAAAGCATCAGCTTCGTAAGTTCCAACTGGAGATGATCCAGCGCCTCTAGGGAAAACATCCACAAAGTTTGGAATGTTAAAGGTTGTGGTTCCGTTTCCAGCGCCCCAAAGCGTTCCTATAGCAGTAAAAAGCGCGGCGTAAGTCGTCCGAGAAACCGCCGTCCCATCGCACAAAAGCCAACCCGAAGGGGCAACAAGACCGGCAAATTGCATCATTGCGCCGGGCGGTATTGTTTGAATGGCTGTAATTGCTTCCTGAATAGGACCGCTATCAGCATAACGAACGTTTGTTCCGTCACTAAAGATATAGGACAAATATCCGCGCGGCGGTGTGACACCCGTTGAACCGCCTGCAGTCGTGTTGACTGTAACAGTAAAAGCAGAACCAGTCGTCTGATTGTCTACAATCCACATTCCGGGGACACCGGACGGAATGCTTACAGAGACATTTGCTGATAAAGCGCCTGTAAGCAAAAGACGAAGATTTTGAATACAGTTTGTCACGCCAGCCGGATTGGGGCTTGTCGGATAGGTTGGTCGAACAAGGATGACGTTACTGCTGGAAAGACTAACAGTCGTCGTTCCAGAAACGGCGGCGTCAAGCGTGATCCAGTTCGCTGCCAGAGGAACATCCCAGACATTGGAATAACCGCCGTTCGCAGGCTCAATAAGGCCGGTTTTGCCAGAAACATATACGTCGGGCACGTTACTTATCCTTCGCTAAATGTAGCGCTTGCGCCACGGCTTCGTCTGGAACATTCATGATGGGCTTGGTCTCAAGAGCAAGGGCGTCTTGCGCTCGTTTAAGAGCCCTCTCCACGCGAGAAAGCCTCTTGGCCGGGTAATCACGGTTGCTGATTTTTCCGCCGGAGGCGCGCTTTTCTCTATTGTCCGACACTAACGATCCTTGTGGTTCAAAGGTGACTGATCCAAAAGGAACAAGAGATTGCCTCGCAACTGTTCCTTTTTTGCGAACAGACGGGATTGCCGGCTTTTTCAGATTGTAAAACTTTCCTTCTGACGCAATCAGGTCTTTCAGGTTTTCAATCTTTTGAGCCGTTTGACGCTCAATAAGAGTTCGTGCTCCATGAGTAGCGCCAGTCAAAGCACCCGCTAACGGGAGATTGTGTAAAGCAAGTGCTCCGGCAGCAACAGCACCTGTTCTTGATTTAAGAGGATCAAATTCACCAACTCTTTTCACGAACGGATGAAGATTTATAATGTCTGTCATTGCTTTTACTTCATCATCTGTCCACTCTCCCGGCTTTCTTGATTTAATTAAAGATGTTAGTTTTGTTCTAATTTTATCAGCGGCGCTTCTCGTGCTATTTGGAGCTGCAGCTTCGAGATGAGCCTCGTTAATTAAATCCTCTAATGTCTCTGTTTTTCTAGCCATTTTCCAATATTTGCGAGCATCTTTAAGAGATGCCATTGCAAGCTTTGGGTCGCCAGCGTTTATGTGCATTGGCGATATGTTTTCAAGAAAATTGTCTAATCCTTCTCTGAAAATACCGCCAAGACGCCGCGTTTGAGGGTCTTTACTCATAACAGCGTCACGAGCAAATTGATTAACCAAGTCTAAGTCTTCCAAGTAAACAGGCTTGTTTCCTTTTGTTAGACCTTTTGCTAATTTATCAAGTTCGCCAAGAGCAGAATTTAATTCTGTATTTCTTGTTCTTCTGAATTTTTCATTTGCAAGCTTTTGATTTATGCTTCTGTTAAAATCTTCAACGGCTTCTTTTTTAAGAGACAACCCCATTTTTTTAGTTAGGTCATAAGCCTGCTTTGCTTGATCAAAAAGATTTTCTTTTGTTTGTGTTATAGATGCCGTCTTCGGTGGTTGACCAATAGCCCCAATCTTTTGAAGACCCTTGACCGCTCCTTCCGCCGCAAGTCCCAATCCAGCGCCCAACCCAGCGCCGGTCATTGCGGAGTGCATTCTTTCTTCTGGCGTAACACCTTCTCCCGCGCCATAAACAGCGCCAGTAACAGCGCCCGGAACAGCAACTCCAAGAAGATTTCCAGCGGTCTTTCCAACATAAGGAGCGGCTTTTGTAGCAATCTTTTGTTCTACACCCATAATTGGAGCCGGAAGTCCCGCCGCCATTTGAGCGCCTATGCCGCCAGCAAAACCAGTTCCATAAGACAACGGATGCTGTTTATAAAGTTCAACATCTTGCGCGACTTGTTGACGTTTGGCTTCCTCAAAACTTTCCGGTGCCTCAGACCCAGTCAATGGATTGCCGCCGGCTAAATATGTTGCCGCAGCACCAATATCTTGACCAAAAGGCAAAGACTCGCGAGTGCCGCGAAGAGCGGCTGCAACACTTCCTGCAATATCAGTTTCAGAACTAGGACTTGTTGCGGGTTGTTGCCCCAACATGGACTGCAATTGTTCAGCAGAATACTGACTTAGATCAGGTGACGATTTGGTAGGTTGAGGCGGCTGAGTGCTTGGCGCAGCCGGAGATGGCTGACCAAGCATGGATTCAAGCTCTTCAACTGAGTATTGGCTTAAATCAACCACCTGCGCCTCTCCTGCGTTCTATTTCTTTTCTAATATCTTCATCGCTTAAACCTTCTGGCCGTTGGGTTTTTGATGTTTTATCTAACCCCAAAGACCTTCCTTCAAAATGCTGGCTTAACGATGCCTCAAAATCTTTATCAAGGCGACCATATTTTTTAATGTATTTGTCTTTGAAGTTTTTAACTTCAATCGCCCTATTCATAACCTTTTCAAGATTTTTCAGAGCCTTAATATTTGCCTCCGGGGACTTATCAATTCCAAGAGCTTGTTGTTCAATAAGCCTGCGGTCGCCTTCCGAAATACCTGTTCCAAGAGAGCCGCCAATCTTTTTCATAAGATCGGACACTCCCAACTGCATTAAGATTTCTGTATTCTTAATAGCAGAAGGAGAAACTATTGCATTTGTCAGGCTAGGGGCAAATTCAAGACCGAGCCCTTGAACACCCTTTAGAAACGTCTGAACATAAGGAGACGTATGAATGTCTCCAGCTTTATAAGCATTTTGGACTTCTTTTATTTGATCAAGTGTTTGATCTGCAACCACGGCAGATTGATCAATGTCTTGTATTCTCTTATCTTGAGTTTTTCCTGCTGTTTCTTCTGCCGTTCTCTCAAAAACCTTGGTCGGGTCTTTTGCTTCTTCTTCAATTTTAATTCTTTTTTCTTGAAGCTGAAGGCCACGTTGAATGCGCGCGTCTTCAACGGCTTTTTCTCTTTGACGCTGAATCCTGTTCATTTCAGCTTCTAAAGATTTTTGTCTGGCGACAAGACCAGACCTTACCGATGGATCGGTAACATAAGGCATACTTCTCAAAATCTTTTGATTAAGATTTGAAAGCTGCTCTAACCTGTTGTCTTGAGCGACAACAGGTGGTGCATTTATTGCCGTTTTCTGTTCCGATTGAGTGGTTTTTATTGTCTCTGGTTTAACATCCTGAGAAGTTTGAGTTTCCGGAATTACAGTTTCAGGTTCTTCTAAAGAAGATTTTGACGGCGCAACATCAGATGCAACAGCATCTTGAGGTTGGTCAAGATTTTTCAAAAATTCAAGCTGCTGACGACGTTCCGCCGCTGCCTGTTTTTCCCTGCGACGCATATCAGAATTAGCCTGAACCGCCTGCATATATTCAAGGCCACGCAATCCGCCCTCGCCAACCGCCATGAGCGGATTAGCCTGCGGAGAAGCCATCATCCCCAAGCCAGCGGCAAACAGATATTGGCTGAGCGGGTTGTTTGACCAGCGCTCAAAAATGTTCTCTCTACCTTCTGGAGCAGCGCTACGATCACTAGCCACAACGGGTTCTTCGCCGCCCTGCATCATTCCACCAAGAGCGTCGCCAATGTCGCTTAAAACAGGGATACGGTCTTCCGCACCCCCATTAGCGAAAGGGCGGCGGACGGTTCCCCCACTGGCAAACGGCAGTAAATCGCCAAGCCCGGCGGACGAAGGCGCGGCTCTCCCCGGACGACGAGCGGTTCTTGTTCTTCCCGTCAGTTCATCAATGAACCCGCCAATCGGATCGGACGCATAAGGCTCAGCGTCTCGCCAATCGCCATAGTAGCGCTTTCCAGAATCAACCATGCGCGATGGGCCGGCGTGTCTCGGTGCCGAACGATGAATTGGCGCTGCATGACGCGGCGCAGACGGGCGACGAACAGGCGCTTCTCCAGACCTTGAAATACCCATCGGACGACGCGGCGGCAATGCGGCTTCTTGAGGCATGTCAGAAGCAACGCTTGGGACAGACTCAAAATCTGTGCCCATAGCTGTTGACATTGGAAATTCTCTCAATTGCATTGGAGCAATAACAGGACTCTCTTCGCGATTTGCAATCGGAACAACCGGCATTTCGCCACGGTCCATCATCGCGTTATAGGCAAGCCCCGTCGCCATACCAGCGGGCGCTCCAACGGCCATTCCTTCGGCCACTCTAGGGCCAACGCGAGAAGCGATGTTAAGGGCGCGATTAATCAAAGATTCCCTTGTGCCTTCGCTTGCCGCAAGTTCTTCTGGAGCCGCAGCCATTTCTTCTCTAATTGCGCCGCGAAACTCTGGATAAGGCCCCGCAAGTTCTTCCCCCATGGAAACACGATCCAGAGCAGCCCGGCTTTTGAGCCCGGTGCGTCCAGCAAAGTGCTTTTTCATATTGAGAAGTTCAAGCTTAGTCGGTTCTCTGCCTTCAGCTCGAATATTGTTTAGCGCCCTTTGAACACCGCGAGGAATAACCGAGACAGGCATATTTGCCATTGCCTCAGCCGCAGCCGAACCTTGTTGACCACGAAAATACGAACTCAACATATTGCTTTCAAAGCGGTTTGGAGCGCGTCCTTCCGCTCTGATGCTACGGAGCAAATCAGCAATTTGCGGGTTCAATTCCGTTGAAATTTTAGGTCCATAATCCGTGTATCTCGGAAGAGGGACTTCGCTTGTGTAATTGACTGCGCGTCTTGGCGCTGGCGCACCTTCCCCGCCAATCAAGTATGGCTCAACGGCAACATTGCCTTCAATCGTCCTGCCGGCTTCTCTTGGGCCTGCAATGTCCCACCCACGCGGCGTAGCGCCAACTTCACGAGCAGCGGAAGGCGGAATAACTTCCGACGCACGACGAGCGCTCTTGCCAAGGCGACCGGCTTTACCCATCCAGCCAATACCCGGAATAAGACCTGCAGCCTGCAAAGCCGCCGTCCCGTAGTCGCCGGAGCCGATGTTTTGAAACATGGATGGCTCGCCCATGTATCCAGCAGCAGACGCCGCCGCTCCGGGAATCGTCATTTCAGCTGCCATACGACCGATGTTCTTGGCCGTATTCAGTCCGCCTTCAGGATCATACTGTGGCGCAGAACCGGCAAGTTCTCTACGAAGAAAATCTTCTTGCGAAGCCTCATCAGCAAGAGCATCAAAGAAACCGGATTCAGCCATCGTCATATCTCCAAACTATCTTTTATTTTAACCGAAAACGTCAAAAAGGCTACCTAAATCAAAGCCTGCGTCTGCGGTTTGTCTATCTCTTTGAGACGCCTGACCGCCACCCGGCAAGTATCCCTCCAGATTGAACAATTCGCCCAATCCGCCCTGTCCTTGAAACTTGCCCATCGGAGTAGCTGCTGTTCCCGCGCGTGCTGATCGACGAACATCCCCGGCCAACTCATCAATGAAGTCGCCTAAAGGATTGTTCTCAACATCACGATAATCTCCCCAATACATCTGTCTTGGCGCTGCTTCGGTGTGAGTTGCAGGCTGGTCCTGAGCAACGATCTGTTCTTGTGGCTCTTCAAAACCTGTCCCTAACGGTCCCGTCTGCATCGGGAAATCGGCGTATGTCGGCTCATCCATGTGACCAACACCATACATACTCATATGAGGACCGCCCAACGACTGGCGTGTCGGTTGTCCAAAAGCGGGCGTCAATTCCTCAGATTCACGAACATGGGGCGCAAGTTGAAGCTGCGGGTTAAACGCATCACGGTTCATGGTGTGATAGCGACCCTCGCCTCTATTTCCAATGATCGGAATATCTCTTGGACGAATCGCCTCGCCTTCCCCAAGCGGTCTTTCTGGATAGACGCCTCTATCAGCCGCCTGCGCCGAACCAACGAGACCAAAGCCGCTTGAAGGAGAAGGGATTCTCGCAACATTTGTGCGCGGGCTTATCTTTGCATAATCGGGTGCAGCCTGCCCCAACAAAGGTCCAGACGGATCGGCAGGATTTATGCGCGATAAGACGCTGCCTTTCGGTTGTTCTGCAATCGGCGCAAACCCTTTAGCGTCAGACGCAACAATCGGCGTTCCTTCGGCGGGTTTATATGCGAGAGGGCGAGCCTCGGGCTGATAGGCGACGGCGCGCGGAGAAGATACGTCAGAAAACTCTACCGGGCGTGACGCTAATTGAGGAAACGACTGCGATATTTGAGCCATAGCATGACGATAAGGAGCGGTCTTTTTGTTGTAAGCGCCCCAATTGTGAAGTCCGCCTTTTGTGTTCCTCAAAAGATCAAGTGCAATTCTTGCATTGGTTACAGGGTCATACAGATCGTTTATGGATTTCAACCCATATTTTTTAGCGCGCTCAGGGCCTAAACCGCCAAGCATGTTGATCTGCCATATTCCATGAGAATTATCGCCAGTCCTGCGATTCAAATTGCGCGCCGCAGACCAACCGCTACTTTCCCCCATTCCAACAGCCGCCATTTGAGCGGCTTCTTTAGGAGTAGCGCCAGCTTTTCTCATGATGTCATACAGATCATTCAACCCATATTTTTTGCCTGTATAAGAAGAACCGCCATCTGCTTTGTCTACCCGACCACCATCCTTATACGGCATTCCGTAATAAGCGCCCGTATAATCCAAATTATACAGGCCCGTGCGCGGGTTAATGTTCTGATTTCCAATCTTGGAAAAATACCCCTCAACCGGACGCGGCTGTTCAAGCATCTTCTCACGCTTGGCCTGCAGCGCTTTCTGTTGTTCGCTCGCCTGCTGTTGCTGAACCTGATTGCCAATCATGGTCGCCAGACCAAGGTTCATGCCCGATTTGCCACCCATCATCATCGCCATGAATGGATCAAGGCCGGGGTTTTGAGAGCCCTGCGTCTGGCTTTGAAGTTTTCCGGGCAATCGCTCTTGAGGCGTCTTGTAATATTCTTCGCCCGGCATAGCAGGCATCCCCTGCTGCTCAGGCGTCAACTGTTCGCCGGGGTCTTTGGACCAAATGTTTTTTGTCAAAGCATCAGGAGACATGGCGGCGTTCTGTGCCGACAATTCGCCAAAACCGGCAAGATCGCTCCATGACGGAGACGACCCAAGAACAATATCCCCAAGACCGCCGCCAGAACCAATCACCGCCCTGCCGCCGCCAACAGGAACGCCGCTCGCGCCACCGCCAGCCTTTTCAATCCTGCCGCCTTCGGCCATGCCAAACCCAAATCCGGGGTCCAACAAATGCGTTTCATGTATTGGCGGAGCAACGGCGGCAAAATCAAAAGGCGCTCCAGCGCCGGCACCTTCCAAAGCACCCGGACCAACGCCCTCAGGAGCCGCAGGCATAACGGGATCGGTCGCCGTTACTGGCGGCTCAGAACGCGGCTCTGCGCCCGGTGATGCTTCTAACTCGCCAAGACCGCCTTCACGCCCTGTGCCTTCCGCCGCTGGCGCAGCCGCCTTTTGCGGGCGACGCGGTTTGAACTCAGGCATTTTGGGCGCACCGCCCTCGCCGCCACCTCCACCACCGCCCTTGTCGCTGGCAAGATGACGTTGCATACCTTCAGCCGCTGACTCGGTGATGCTTTTCGCCTTGTCTTGTGCCTGCGGAATGATCTTTCCCAAGCCAATCTGTTGAGCTGCGCCCATGTAATTGTCAGGGGCCGTTGCATACGGACCCATAGCGCCGCCATGTTTCAGCAAGTCAAAGAACGATCCAAAACCGCCGCCTTCCGCCTTTTCAACTCTTCCGCCTTCCCGTCTCGGTTCGCTGTCGGACGCAAAAAACGGGAAGCTGTCACTCCCATCCTGCATCAACTGTTTGGGAAATTGAAACGAGTCAGATTGAAATTGTGGCTGATCAAAAGACTGCGGTTGATTCACCCACTTTGATCGCGCAACCTGATAGGCGGTTCTTGGGTCGTAAACACCCTGCAAAAACTGACCCATGCCCGGATCAATCTGTGACTGTTGAGCAAGGTTGCCTGCCGGTGCGGCATAAGATGAAGATGCCGTCGGAGAGGAAGAAGAATCGCCCATAAGAGCGCCAAGACCGGCAGACGATCCCGCAGAACCGCCGCCTTGAAACTCTTCGCGTTCACTCGGCTTCAAACGACCAAGACCAGCAACAACCTTGTGACCGCCAATCTCCGTAACGCGCTCAGGCTCATCCTCTTCAATATCCTGAGCCATAGGTCCAACAACCTTGGGATAGGATTTAGGGTCGCCCTTATAGCGATAAGAATACATCTTCTCGCCGGTTTCAGGATCGCGCCCAAGATATTTGATGTCTGTCTTGTCGTCTTCGTCGGAAGCGCCAAACATTGCAGGCAAGAACGATAAAAGTGATGTAAGCGCCCCAGCGCCACCGCCACCGCCCGTTGGTTGTTGGATTTGGGTTTGTCCTGTTCCGAACCCTGTAGTGCTGGTCGTTCCACCCATGTTCGGCGCAATGCCGCCAGCAATACCAGAATAGAACGCGGCCTGCTGGTAAGGATAGGCGCGCTGCTGTTGCCATTGATTGTAGGCGTTTGAAAGCTGCTGCTGTGCAAGACCTTGTTGTTGCGCGCCCGTTCCAAGAAGTGCATTAATACCTGTAAGAGCGGCATTTTGAGCTTGACCGCCAAGTTGGCCAAGACCATAAGCAGCGTTCTGAGCGGTCTGAATAGCCATCTGCTGCTGCTGGTTATATTGACCCATTGCTTGGGTATAGCCTTGCTGTTGCAACTGTGCCAAAGTCTGAGCATTGGCAAGATTCTGCTGACCAGCAAGAGCCGCGCGAGCAATACCAGTTCTATCACCGCCAAAAGCACCCTGCTTGATTGCTTGCGATGACAATTTATTTTGCTGTTGTTCTTGCAACTGGCCTAGATTGGCCATTGTTGCATTGACAACATCCTGCTGATACGGATTCATGTATTGCTGTAATGTCTGCTGATTAAAGTTTCGTGGATCAGCAAGATTTACAGCTTGTCCCTGAAGATTTGTAGCCGCGTTGATATAAGGCTGAACGCCGCCCTGCATTTGTCGCGTTGCTTCCCACGCCTGCATTTGATCAGGAGTTGCGCCGGCAACCATCTGTCCACCATAAGGCTGGAAAGGTATTGCCGCTACGTTTTCGGCCATGCCAAGGGCTTGATTATAAGCGGCCATAGCAGACGGGGCGGGCGCATAAGTGCTTGACGTATTTTGAAAACTAAAATTTGACGATCCACCGCCGCTGCCTTTTGAACCCATTGTCTTAATCCTTATTGCGTTGTATCAGGGCGGAAACAGAAATAAGCGCCTACTTGTGGAAATTGTCTCTGGTAAAGGCGTATTTTGGCCTCTGTGCGAGAATTAGAAAACACACCTATTGTTAAATCTAATTTTAGACCTTCTGACGCGGTTTTCATAAACTGCATTAATTGTTTTGCGTATGTGCTTTTTCGATGTTCTGGAGATACATAAAGACTTAACTCCAAGATTTGCCACTCGTCACTATACCAAACCGGGCAAACTTCTGATAAAACATAAGCAACAGGACGACCAATTTCTCCTATCACAGAAATCATTACTCCTTGTTTATTATAATATCTCATAATCATTGAAATTACTTTGTCCTCAGCAAAAGAATGTTGAGAATCTTCAGAGCAAGCGTTCTTCATAAGATTAAGAATTTCTTCAAAATCTTCTTTAACCGCCAGCCTAACGTCAGGGCAATCTTTAAACGAAACGCTCATCATGCCCCCCAATAAAAATAATTTTTAACATTTTTAGACCACCACCAATAATACATCATTTTTGACCTAAATTCAGGAGATGACCATTGGATTTTTCTGGTTTTACTGTTTTTGTTTCTTACGTCTAAGTTTTTAGTGTGAATTAAATCGCCTTTATTTAACATATGTTGTTTATTTTTCAAACCAATTTGTTTTTTAGCCTTTTCGCTTAATTTGTAAAAATCACTTCCCTTAGATTTTCTAGTCAGTTCTTTCTTTAATTTTATTTCTGGATTTTTAGAAGGGTTTTTATCGCCAGAAAATCTTTCTGACACAACTTTTTTTCTTTTTTCTCCGCATAATTCATCATTCCAATACTCTTTTATTTTTTTTGAATGCAATAATTTACGCTGTTCCTTTAAATCTTCATTTGACCAATATTCAGTTGATGTTTTTTTCAATCTTAATTTTGCAGATTCTCTTCTTTCTTTTCCAAAATTAGGATCATAAAAATAAGATTTTCTTGCCTCCGATAATTTTTTTCTTATTGAAGCCCCTAAAATGGGATCGTTAAGCATTTTTATTTTTTTTGCAGATAGTTTTTCTTTCATCTCATCGGTCCATTGCCGCAACCCTTCTCCACCCTGAGCAATGTTTGTAAGTCTATTTCCAATTAGATCACGCCAATAAGCAATCTGCATTACTTCTAATTCGCACAACTCTTCCTTATTCAAATCCCACGCTTGTATGCGAACGTCTACTTCAAAATTATTTTCTTTCAATTTAGCGACAATATTCCCGTGATGGGGGTTTCTTGGGGTCAAATCATGAGGGCGAGTATTTTCGTTTGCCCAGCTAATGCCGACATAAAAACACTCGTTTGTATCAGTTCTCCAATGCTCGTAAAGAACACCCATATTATCCTCGTTTACATTTGGCGTTTAACTCATTATACTCCAAAACCTTTTGAAAATAAACCTTTAGTCCTTTGCTGGCGGAGGTAGTTTTTTAAGAGTTTTGATCAGTTTGTTTCTCTGAGACAAAATAAACTTGTCCAAAACCTTATGGCCAGCGTTTAAATCGCCATCGCCAAATAGCTCTACTTCCTCTGGGCTAAGAATATATTCCCCACCAGCAACAATCACAGGAACCTTTCCTCTAGCCTCGTGATATTTGCCGTTTAACCCATACTTGCTAATCATACCAACGCGACCACCCTGAGACTTTTTGTCATCAATCATTTTCTTGATGATTTCAAACCCGGCTTCAGTGTTTCCCTCAGCAATGCCCGAAACAATGTCAGCGGGGATCACATAGCTTCCGCTGGCGACGTGAACCTTCATCCGATCCGTCCGACCGGGGATAGGCGCTTTCAAAGGCCCATGAAACACCTTGGGGTCGTTGTGAGGCGACCCGCCACGCTCCATAGCCTTACGGGCCGTGTTAAGCGCGATGGCGACGGCTTGCTTTTGCGGACGGCCTGAGTGAACAAGTTCGCTAATATTAGAACTGATCGCAGCCTGAGATTTTCCACGCTTCAACGGCATTTTCTTTATCCCAAAGAGTAAGTCACATTAGCTGAAACGCCCGCACCAACAACCATGACCAAACCTGTATTAAACACTTGACCAATCGGATAAACACCCTGCGTCGCACTTGCGGGAACAACATAGAGAACCTTAATCGGAAACAAGGTTCCAGAAGACGATTGATTGTAAAACGTCACTGTAGCAGCAGCAGAGGTCGTAATGCAGACATTGATTAACTGGCCCTTTGTCTGGGCAATAACAACCGTCGTTGAGCCCGCATAAGTGTCAGAAGTAAACTGCCCTTTAAGATAAAGATCAGTTGATGTCCTTTTGTTTATAGCGATAACTGCGTTTTGCAACGCAGATGTCATGCTGTCATTAGACATGACTTATCGCCTCCCCGATGGTGCAAATCTATAACGGATGCTGCCGAGCCTCCAAAAAGAATTTGAATCATTGCTTTCTATTTTCATGGAGACGTATCTACCACGAAACCTTGGAGATATAAACTTTGTCGTTTTGTTCATATTATAAGGGCCATAAACCTTCGGTGTTTCTCCAGTGTAATCGGTGACATAAAATGTTACCTGAAGATCAGCGCCATCAATTTCATTCTGAAGCGCATAAGTGTCCCATTTCATATCGGGAAGCATCCAATCCACGAAACTCAAATCTTGGCCATTAGACAAGCTAAAATAACCAGTTTTGAGATAAGCGTTGATTGGGTTTATGGTCAGACCGTTCGCCAAATCATACGACGTTTCATGCTGATAAATGTAACCCTGCTGAACGCCTAGAACTGTTTGCGAATTAGCCGCCAACGGTGGTCCAAGCGCAGACTGATCATACCAAGCCGTTCGCCCCATGTATCCATAATCCCACATGTTATACTGTGTATTATAGCACACATAGGCATCAGGATACCCGTCAGGAGAATCAACAGACGTAAAAAACCAGTTCACCTCATTAAACATAGCGTTTGTGCCGCACACAACGCCATCGCTATAAGGCTTGCCGCTTTCGGGATTTATGCCCTGCTTGGTGTTTTGAAAGATAAAATCCCACACGCTACACGGAATAGGCATAGGGGAGTTGCCCGCAGTCGCAACATAAAACTGCGTTTGACTCATCCAATAAATAGAACCGCCAAGCATACCAACGGCTCTAGGAGCAATCAGTCCGCAGCCAGAACCAATTTTGTTAAAGCTGTAGACAAAAGGATCACCTGTATATTGAGCAACATAAACATCAATATCTGTAAACCAGAACTGCTGCGTCTGGCCCTGAATACCACGGACGATTTTTGATCCAGTTGGAATATGATAACCGCCAGCCTGATTGGTTACTCGCGGCGTCCAATCCGCATAATCCCCAACATTGGACCATCGAATTTGAAGCGGGTCTACTTGGCCCGTATATGTGGAGCCCCAGCACATGACCTGCTGCTGAGGCATGGCGACAAACATGCCCATGTTGGCCACAGGAGCGCCATTGATAATGCTTGCGTTGTTAAAGCCGTCAAGTTTTGACCACTCAAACAGTGGACCGCCTTCTCCACAAGAGATTAACCTCTCACCCCAATTATCAAGCCACCATTCGCCCTTGCCGTATTGTGTTCCAGTCAACGGAGGATCAGCGGACCCTTGGCCATATGGATATTCGCCATAACCATTTAATCCATATCCAGACCCGTTGATGACTGGTCCGGAAACAATCCAATATCGTGCATTAAGAACATTGTTGTTCATATAAGCGGTTGTCGTTGAACTCGCTGCGTTTTCAGCAACAAAGTCAAAAGAAACTCCCGGATTAACGGCACGAATTATGTATGAACCAAATATCGTAATTCCAGCAACCGTTGTCGGAACAAGAAAAGAAACCATTTCTCCAACGGCATAATTGTGATTTGGAAAATTGCAGGTTACGGATGAGTTGCCAGCCGTTGTAACAAACTCCGGCAAAACACCGCCGTTAACAACTCCAGAGGCAGCAAGTCCATTTGCCTCAATTTCATAAACAGATGGCGATGGTGATATTGAATTTTTTATTTTATATTCGCCAAATATAATCAACCCATCAATAGAAACTGGCGTATTAAAAACAACAGAATCATAAATGGTTACGTTGGAAGATGTTCCGGAAACTCCGGAATCTTCAACCCTGACTGTTGAAGAGTTAGCATAAGTTGTAAACTTTGGCGGTGTCTGAGAGTTGCTGTCTATGTATTGAGGAGAAATATTATACGGCGACTTGTCTTGGAGAACAAACAAGCCCGCATCTGTCCCGATGCCAAGAAACTTTTCACCGTTAATGCCTAACCATGGTTGGAGGTCGGTGGGGGTTCCTTGAATGGTGTTGTTATAGTAAAGAATGCAGCCGCCACGTTTTTCAGGTAACGCGCCGCGCCAACGGATGAAGTTGGATTCAGAAACGCCGCTCGCGTTATCAGCGAGGGTCGTCTCTACGTTAACAGTTGGGACAAGATTCACTTCTGCGAACGGCACGATGTTACCTCGTCGGAGAAATCGGCATAGAAGAAAGCGAAGTCCAACCAGCGCCACAGAATTTCTTTTTCAACTCCAAGATGTTTGCAGAATTGAAAAGCTGCTTATATTGACCTTCCCATGACTGAGCTTGCGCCGGGTTATCGCTTTGAGAACCAAAATCGCGCATGAATCCGCTCATAAAGATCATGCCTGCTGCAACAAAAAGATCAGCAAGATTGATCGTCAAGAACGTCGTTGTGTTTGTTGCAGACAAAGGTTCAGGCTGATAGGTTCCGATTACCTCAACCGTATATGCCTGATCCGGCCACGGACCAACAAGCATCGTGTCTTGTTTGACCATGGCAAAATATTCAGGAAGCGTAGCGCCGGTCGGAGAGCCCCATACGGCGTTTAGATAAGATATAGCCACGGGCTGAAGCTGTCTGCGCTGAGGACCACTGCCATAGAGCACGTTAATTCCCTGAACAGTCAGGAAGTTTCCATAGGGTGCGGCAGGAAGAGTAAAACTACGGTTTAAAGGCGTCAAAGCCGATGTATCGTTAATGTGAACAGAATCAATAATATCAAGTTCACGATAAATTCTGTTTTCCGCATAGGCGATTGCCTGCGGCAAAATCTGAACAAACTCAGGCGTAGTAGAATCCGCCGCCATGATGTTGGCGACGGTTGCTACGAATGTATTGTAGTCCATAGCCATTATGGTTTATCCGCTTTGTTTTCAAGTTTATCAAGAATTTTGTTGAGAGACTCTTTTATTTCTCTTAAACCTTCATTAAACTCATCTCTGCGAATATAATTCGTAGGAAGGTGAACTTCCAGTTCATGAATATCCGCTTTAAGTTTTTCAACCGCATCCCAAAGAACACGAGCCAGCCAACCGGCTATAGCGATAACAATTCCGGCGGCAACGTTTATCAATGTTTGCGTGTCCATTTTTCTGGCTCTCTTATTTAAGTGCGGCGGATAAGGTTCATGGTTACGATAGCAGAAGGGATAGCAGGACCATAAGGTGGCGCAGCGTTAGCATTGATGTTAACACTGTCGTCCGATGTCCAAGCGAGTTGGATATATTGACCGGCATTTAGAGCAAGTAGAAAATTCCAAGCCGCAACATAACCGTAGTTTTTGTTCGGAAGATCAACCTCAGTGTTTGACTGAGGGACCACTATGCCATTTTTCTTTAGCCAAACATAAGCATGTTTGTTGTTTACGGCTGAAACAAGCTGAAGAGAAAATTGAAAATTATAAATACCATTGACACCAGCCGTAAATTGTGTTCCCGAGACAAGACTGATGCCATACTGAAAATCAGTGTTGTTGCAAGAAACAATACCTTCATTACCAATAGCGCCGTGGTTTTGAGTGGCCGTGCTAAAGTATGAAGCACAAGGGACATTTTGAAGATTGGCTACATCGGTTTGAAGAATAGTCACATTCCCCTGAAGAGTAGTCACATTCCCTTGGAGCACTGCAACTTGAGATTGCAGAGGGGTTATGTTTGCTAAATTAGCAATAGCCTGAGTCGTCGTTCGGCTAGATACGCCGTCCTGAACAATCTCAAGCTGCTCCAAACCACTAAGAGCGATGGCTGCTGGAAGGTTAGGTATTTGAATTGAAGCCATTGTTTTACCTTACCACGTCGCTATCGCCGCTCGTTTCCAAGTGTTTGTAGCAATACAAACATAAACGTAATTGCTATCCCAACATAATTGGCCTTGGGTTCCAGTGTCAGTTGCAGATGCAGGTGTTTTTGCGCTGCGCACACGAATAGAGTCGCTATTCACATCAAGTTTTTGACTTGGTGCGTTTGTTCCTATGCCAAAGTTTCCGGTGACAGAATTAACCCAACTGTCTCCAGCGCTGTTTATCAATCCGGTCAATCCGGACGCGCTGTTTCTGACCACCATTTGAAAATTATTACTAACATCAACATAAAAACCAGTTGAATTGGCTACACCATTGCTAGCACAAACCACCGCCCATTGTGCCGTTGCTGCGGTGGTAACAACAGTCAGCCGTTCAGTTGGAGTTGAAGTTCCAACTCCAAGTCTTTTGTTCGTATTGTCCCAAAACAAACCACCATCAGAACTAAATGTTGTTGCACCGCCAAATGGTATGTAGCCGGCTGTTAGCGATGTTATGCCTGTGCCTCCATTGGAGACAGGCAGTGTTCCACTGACGCCAGTGGAAAGCGGTAAGCCGGTGCAGTTGGTTAAGGTTCCACTGGTCGGTGTTCCCAAAATAGGGGTGACAAGCGTGGGGGTGTTAGCAAAAACAACTGATCCAGTTCCGGTTTCGTCTGTAAGAGCAGAGCGAAAATTGGAACTTGAGGGAGTTGCTAAAAACGCAGCAATTCCAGAACCAAATCCACTAATTCCAGTAGACACAGGAAGACCAGTGCAATTTGTTAATGCCCCACTTTGAGGCGTTCCAAGAATCGGCGTAACTAATGTTACACTTGTAATCGTTGGAGAAGTGTCCAGAACAAATTTTCCAGTTCCAGTCGTCGCGGTGATTGTCTTTGAATCAAAAGTTATTGAGTTTGAAAAAGTGGCAGCACCAGAGACGCTAAAAGTCCCAGTTACAGTGACATTGCCGGTGAACGTAGGGCTTCCAGAAAGGTATGCAAAATCATCGTCCAACCATTGCAAAGGGACGTTTGATCCGCCAAGTGCATTAGCAAATGTATATGGAACGCTCATTTTATCAATCCATTACAGGTGAAGTTGACGGCACGTTTGTCGTCCAAGTTATAACACCGCCAAGGTTATTAGTCCAATTTACACCAGAGAATGTTCCAGACTGACCGCCCCAAGATATGGTCTGTGGTCCCCACATAATCTGCTGACCGCCCCAAAGCAGGGGATCAGGGACAAGAGTTGGATACCATGTCAAGTTGATAAGATAAGGCGCGAGCGGCCCAGTCTGAGGAATTTGATTAAAGCCGCATGGAAGCCCTTGCTCAGGCCCAAGAAGATCATTGCCGGGGACAAGAAAGCTGGTGCCTGGGGTGTTGTCCAAGCCTCCGGGGGCCTCGCCTGTGATCTGCGTAGAACGGGTATTATCGTCCTGCGTGATGCGCGTGTCGCCGCCGGGAATAGGGAGGCCAGTCCAAAAGTCTATACTGTTGCCCTGCGTTGTGCGCGTGTTTGACTCGTATTCGCAATAACGCTCCGGGCGGGCATTTTTGACCGAAACGGGATCGGGCGGGATGATTCTGGGTTTAAGCTGAGCTTGTGGTTCATCTTCACAACGCTCGCAAACAAGGATGCGAATGTTGGCTAGGTTTCTGCCCCGGTAATCGTTTTGCCAGCGGAGATGATTTAAGTTGTAAACCGCCGAACATCTGTCACACACGGCTGCGGCTGTGGGATTTGTTGCGCTTATTGTGGCTTTGCCAAGTTTTGATGCGTAGCCCACCTAAGCCCCCCAATATAAATTCTTAAGAACCCAACGATTAGATTTATCCCACGAAGCAAAAACGCGCCGCATTGTTTTACTTGGATCAGACCAAGCTTTTTTCATACCATCAATTCTTTTTTGTCTTTCAAATGGATCAGACCAATCATCAAAATTTCTTATTGAGACTTGTTTTCCGAACTCACCATTTTCTCTTGATTTTAAAATACCGTCAATTCTTTTTTGCCTGATTAAAACATTTTTCCATGTCAAAGCTACTCCCGAAGAAGCGGCTTTTCTATATTCTTTGTTTTCCCAAGCTAGTTTTCTTTTTTCAGATTGTTTTCTTTTTACCTCTGGTCTGGACGCAATTTCTTTTAAAATTTTAATTTTTTCTTCTCTGGATATTTTTACTTTTGGTTTTGGAAGCAAAGATTCGTAAGAAACTCCTTCTTTTTTCGCTTTTCTTTTTCTTCTTGTTTCCCAAGCCAATTTTATTGTTTCTTTTCTATCTTCGCTTGATCTTTTTTGATGTCCATTTTTTATTTTATCTCCATAAATCTTTTTTTCTTCGTTTGTTTTTGATTGCCAACGAAGTTTTTGTCCTTTTTTCATATTTTGAATTGTTTCCTCTTTAAGAGGAACTCCAGTTCTTCTAGCAGAAGCATCTTCACGAAATTTTTGAGACCTTTTTCTGCCTCTATTTTTTTGTGCAACAATTTCTGCCGTGTCTGGATTTTTCATTGGGTTTTTGTCACCCAACATATTTTCTCTGTGAATTTTTTTAATTTCTGGTCTATTATTTACTTCTTTTATTTTAAGCCGCTCTTCTTCTGTGCGAACATATCCTGTTGTTCCATCACCACCATCCGTCAAATTAACAAGATTAAATCCTCCATCACGAAGATTTTTAATCCAGCAAATTTCCCAGAGTTTAGCATTCTCCCAAGAAATCTTTTGGGTGATAATTTCAACTCTCATGCCGTGTTTATTAATGCGGTTTTTGTGTTTGTTTGTTCTATGTGTTTTATTCCAAGGCCGATTTTCGTTAACCCCAATCCCAACATAAAAAGGATTGCCGGTATCAGCCTCTAAATGAACATAAACAAAGGCGCAATTTTTTTCTTTCTGACGCAACTCTTTTTGCGCAGATTGCCAATTTTTCTTATAATGTTCTGCTTCAGAAAGCATTGGTTTTTATACCACCCCGTCATTGTAGGATCAATTACATACGGTAATAGCCGCGCATATTTACCGCAAAATCAAGCGGCACGTTCTCCGTAGATGTCTGCAGGAACTTCTGATACGCCATTTGTTTACGCGGACCAACAACTGCAATTTTATCAGGCGCATAGATAAAAGCCAAACGCTCAGATAGCATCCAAACAAAACAATCATACGCTTCATACGGAACAGCAATCTGCGTTCCGTTCTCAGTGTTCATGTCCATCGGACGCTTTTGAACATAATAATTTAATCCGTTAACAATCGTCTGATCCGGAACAGGCCACAAGGTCAAAACGGGGGAAAGCTGGCGATTATACCAGAAACTTGTTGGAAAACCGGTCATTGTCTTGTTTGCGGTAGATGCCCAATCAGTTCTGCTTATTGGAAGAAGAATACGATCAGACGGCATAGATGTTCCGGGATTTTGCCTAATATAAACATCAAGCAAGAAGATTGTCGTATCCGGAACATTATACTGACTTTGACCAGCAATAAGCGTTTGCGTAACAAGCTCAATCTGCCACGGATTAAAGCCGTCTGCCTGTAACTCAGACATAACCATATTGGCTTCAAACCGCGCATCAGCCATGTGCTGGGTGGTCAACTCAGTCCTGCGAATACCGATCCGTGAATAAGCGCCAATCAGCGCCTCACCAAGAGAGGGATCAAAAGTATAGGTGTTTGATATGTTGGCGTTCAAGGTCATGGTTTGCTCTTTATTTACAGGTTTCCGACAAGGCCAACACCAATAGATAAACCTCTTGTTCCACTTAATCCACTTATAACATTTAATCCTTCGCCCTGACTAAATCTCCAACCAGCATTATTGCCAGAATCAACATTTCCGTTTGCAAGATAAGCCAGCCACCTTGCACCACCCGTTGCACTTGAATCTTTAATGTCGCAAAAACTTACATTTACAAATCCAACAGGATCAGACAAATTAAACCTTGTGCCTGCCGATGAACTGTTGAGAGTTAAAAGTTTTCCAGATGTGCCGGAAGCGGTGAATGCCGAGACTGTCTGCGTCGTTCCGGCGGTGAACGTGATAGTGGTTGCGCCGGTCGCTCCGTAGGTATTGGTGATGTTGGCGAACGTGTTGCTGCCAGAGATCGTAAGCGTTCCTGCACCGCCTTGGTTAAGAGCAGACGTGTAGGTAAACCCGCCACCGGCAAATGTTTTGGCGCTGGCGGATGTCAGGCTAATTGTGCCGGTGCCACTGGTTGAAAAGTTACTTCCAGAAGCCGACCAAGCCGTAGCGCCTGAACCGGAAATTGTAAAAGTTCCATTTGTGCCAAAATTAACCTCTCGAACACCAGAACCCGTTCCGCCCGCGCCCGCAAACAGCCCATAGGAAAGCGTATTCCCGTTCAGGTTAAGAGTTCCAGAAGTCAAAGTAACAGATAGACTGGTGTTTGAATTTGTGATATTGCCCAACAGTCTGACGCTTGAAGTCGGATTGACGTTCACAACAATATTTTGCGTAAACGCTACCCCGGCAGGGGTTATGTCAATCGTTTGCGCACCTGCGCCTTGTTGGAATGAAAACGCCCCAGTCGTGCCAGTTAGCGTGACGGCAGACGACAGCGTAAGCGCCTTGAACAAAACAATAGACGTGGTGCCAGTTGCGAAAGTTATCGCGGTTGATCTGGCAGAAAAATCCAGCGCCCCGAACCAAAAATTGCGATTGTTAGTAACTGTGTGATTTGCGGGAGTTCCAGACTGGTCGAAGATAAGTGTATCTTGCGCTAGTGGAAAGAATGAAGTAGAGGGGCTTCCCCCTGACAGATTAGACCACCTATTATCACTAACGCTGCCACTTGTATTTCCCGTCCAATAGCAGTTCGTTCCTGCAGCAAATGTAATTTGACTGTTGTTTCCCCCGTCCCCCAATTTAGTGCCAGAAGCGGGAAGCGCCACAGGCGATCCGCCTGATGTAGCAAAAACAACATCCCTAAAATCAACATTTGACAATGTAGCCAGAGCGGACGACGCGCCATTAAACGTAATTGTTCTTTGCGTCCCCATTATGTCACTGAATACTTGAACTCTTCTGACAACTGTATTGGCGCTGCCCAAAGTCAAAGTGCCATTGATCGTCACGTTGTTGCCGGTAACCTGCAAAGTTCTAATACCAGTAGATTCTGCCGTTGGGCTTGTCACTGTCAAATTATTAAATGTTGCGCTACCATTTGATAGTGATAGGTTTGCGTTTGAGGCAATGGTGCTGGTGAACGAAAAGTTATATAAAGTAAAACCCCCTACAATGATTGTGGGGGTGAAGGCAGTATGATTTATTTGCGAAGTTCCGGCATTAAAAGTTATATTTGATCCAGATAGATTAAGCCCAACGCCTTCAAAGTTCAAAGTGACTGTAGAGCCATTAAGGTTTATTGTTCTTGTGCCGGTTCCAGTAGAAAGAAGCGCGGACGTTGTTACGCTGTAATTGCCGGTGCTGTCGGTATCAAAAGTTCCCTGCAAAACAGTGATTGCTCCGGCCCCAGATGCCGGACCAACCGTCAAGGCACTCCCAAGCGTCCAGCCGCCGCCAGCTCCGTTGAAGTTTATACCTCCGGTCGTCAGTGTCACGCCATTAGTCGTTATGACTTTGCCGGTAGTCGTCGCAAGAAAGGATATGGAGCCGGTAAATGTCCGGGTGTAAGTCGCAGATGTGGCGTTTTTCCAGCTCCCGAAAACGTTGAGCGTAGAGCTGCCTGCAAGTGTCATTGTTTGTGTTAGTGCAGACGTAACGCCAATGTCAATGTCAGCGCAACTTGATGTGACGTTTACTGTGACGGTAAAAGCAACGTTTGGAGCGCCATCAGAATTAGCGTCAAAAAACACATTGTCCGCGCTGGTGGGGACAGAAGCGCCAGAAGGCCCACCAGAACTAGCGGACCACATTGCGGTATTGTTCCAGTTACCCGTGCCGCCAACCCAATACCGATCAGCCATCTTGGTTCTCCGACATCGGCGGGGGAGGGGTTATGGCCAAAAGCCATTCAGCATATCGCTCTTGCTTTATTTTTTCCAAGTCTAGCGTTGTAATCTCTGCGTCAGACACAACAATGGCGTCTTTGAACACAAAAGGCTCTTCACCCATTTCAAATTGGATTATTGCCATGATTGCATCCTTAGTTTGCTACGCGCAGTTGTCTAAATCCAGTTTGAGTGTCTTGCACCAAAACACGAAGCGTTCCGCTTCCAAGGTCAACCGTCGCGCCTGTCTCATTCTGAAAAAGAACACTAACGGTGTCTGCTGCGCTTACCCATCCGGTCACAATGAGGCTTTGAATGTCTAGGCTAAATGAGACGCTAGTAACAAAATCACCAAGCGCCGCACCCGTAACAGTAACGGTCGTGGTGGTTCCATCGCCATCATCAAGGCTTGGAGGATCATACGTCTTGCTGCCAGTCAATAACGCCCCACCAGCCGAACCCGCCGCTCCAATAGAGACTCTGGAAAGCGTTGATGTTCCTGCCCTGTTTACACGAAGCCATAGAGCGGTCTCATCCGATGCGGGGGCAGAAAGCCTTTCAAATTGGTCCCCATTAAATAGAGTTTCATATGACGATCCGTTGCCAATATTAGGCCCTATTATCCAAGGGCCGTTCACTGTGGTCATGGATATTCTAGTGTTTCTGGTGGTAGAATTAACGTCTTGAAGCGCCAGCGTAACTCCGATACCTGCGTTCATCGGTGTGGGGGCTAATACAGATTGCGGTGCACCGCTAACAGTGTATTCTCCGAGGCCACCATCCGGTCGGCCAACCGTAATCTGACATGTTGTAACACCCACACCGGAGATCGTCATTCCCGCCAGAAGCGGCCCAGACTGCGCTGTTACGATTAGTTTATTGCCCGCTCCACCCGATCCGTCGGATATTGTAGCTGTCAAAGTTGTATTCGGCCTCGTCAAATTAAATGCTGGAGCAGTAGCAGAAAACAAGGAATATCCAACTCTGGATGCACCAACAGCCCCTCCAGAATAATAAAATCCCGTATTTTGATCAACATTCTTCTGATAGTCAAATTTAATGCCGGGGTTTGCTACGGTCCCTCCCCAAAATCCGCCATTTGCAAAAATGGTCGTTCTGGTGCCGTCATCAACAACCAGATTTGCCCTGACATAGCCCCCAGTAAATATTGTATTATCATTACACCCTGCATCTATTTGATAAAATCTTATGCTGCTGTCGCTTGTGAGGCCATTTATAGTATTTCCATAACTGCCATTTTTTATAAGATACCCACACTGACAATTTACCGCTGATTGGCTGATAATTGAACAATTTTGAGCGTTGTCCAAAACATATGAAAATCCTGACTGCGCCCGTAGTGATCTTGAGCTGATAGTTTGTGAGGGTCCGGTAAGTAGGTAGGTTCCTCTACCACCTAAAGCGCCGCCGGGCTCTGTGCTGGTCAATTGTGAAACAATGTATGTGTCATCCAAAACTCCCGTCCCCGCCACAGCTTGAACCGCCTGTCCGGGCGATAACAAAAGATTTGGATAACTAGGTTGTGCAGTAGCCGTCAGAATACTATTTGTTCCATTATAAGCGATGGACCCAGTGAAAGATGAAATTCCAGTGCCAAATTCTATATAGCAACCATTAACATTTACTTGGCTGTTTTTGATATAAATACCCGCCTGTCCTGCAACATACGCACCAGTTTGAACAGTCGCGCCGGTTATTAAATTAAAAATGCCGTTTTCCCAAAAAATACCAGCTACCTTCGCGCCTCTATAATTACCGCCTACAACATTGATAGCGTTTGCTTCGCCACCTGTCGCGCCAGTAAACCACAAGCAATATAATTCTGGGAAGTTTACCGAACAATTTTTAACCAATCCGCAAGTTGCATTAAAACTTTTAATTCCCGTGCTCAGCAAACCTATGTAATTAAACATAAATATGTTGTCAAATTCCCAGTTTGCTTCACGTTCTTCAACATAAATTACAGCGTTCTTTGCGGGATCAGTCGAAGCCATGACCGTGTTAGCCGTAGCCAACCGTGTCACCATCGTAAGATCACGGATTGTGACATTTGCGCCATCCACAATAAACTGCGCCTTTGGGTCAGCTAAAAGCACGACAGACGCTCGCCCCTCGCCAAATACATAACCACTACCCACAGATGTCAGTGTAATAGCGTTTTTGACAACAAACCATCCTTGTGGAATATAAACTGCATTGCTTCCGACATCACACGCCGCTTGAATAGCAGCCGTATCGTCAACCGACGTAACGCTTGCGCCAATGCTGTCAACACCTTTCGCCCCGAACCAGCGAATGTTGATGGCAGACGAGTAAATTCTTATCCATGCAGATGAACCGTTGCCGCCAGTTGGGACAATGATTGTTCCGCCGTTGTCAACATAAGTTCCGGGGGCTGCACCCGTAACACCATAAAATTGTCCACCGCCGCCATCTCCATTTGCATAATATCCTCCCAAATCAACATTAAAACCTGTTGACACGGGCATATTACGCAAATCGGCAATCGTATCAATGCTCTGAATTTGAATAATAGAGTCTTTTGTATAGGTAGAAGGGCTGGTTGCAGAGGCGCTATCAGCGCCAAAAATAACGCCAGTTGAAGGGAGCGTGGTTTTGGGTGTTTGATTTTTAAGATCAAAAGACATTTATTTCGGTCCATTGCTAGATTGCAGGAAGACTGCAGATACGGAACCAGTGCTGGTTGTGGTCAGAACAACTCTGGCAAATTTAGGGGCAAACAAAAAGTTGCTCTGCTGAGTGGTTGTGGCCCCAACAACTGCTGGGTCGGACGAACTCACCCAAGTCAAAGACCCTTCAGTTACCGGCGAAAAAGGATCGTTAGGGTCTTGCAAAGTTGACTGAACAGTGTAAGTGGCCGAACCAGAGGCAGAAACAGTGCATTGAATAGAAATGTTTGACGGTGCAAAATCATCAAACCGAACCCAGTTTGATGCAGCGGTGTTGGTCATGCCTGCAACGATTGCGTTTGCAGCATTGCTGGCAATCGTGATGCTGGTCACTGTAAAAAAGTAACTGTTTGTGGTGCTGGCAGTTGCATTTTTGCCCGTGACCGTCTCAGAAAACGTGTTGCCGTTCAAGTCTGTGCCGGTCACAATAAACGAATTAGAACTTTCATTGCCGGTCGGCGTAATCGTCACCTGACGCGCAGTTCCACCCGTAAAAGTGGCATAAGCAAAAGACCCAACCTGAACAGAGCCGCAATTTCCGTTGACATACACGGAGCTTACAGATGTAAACTGTTTTGTCGTAACAACCGCCTTGGTGTTGCCGCCCGTAATCGTCTCTGTCAGCGGGTTCCAATTCGCGTCAGTCCCGGTAATTGTAAACGTAAAAGCGGAATCATTTGATGCGCTCGTAACGTAAACATATCGCGGCTGAGCAAACTGAACGATTGTAGACACAAGTGTTAAATTGCCTGCGGCGGCGGGGTCTTGTGATGTAGCGACATTATTAATGCTGCCAAGCGTCGCGCTCACACCCGCGCCATTCAGCACCATCTGACCAGCATTAGGCGTCTGAGAAGCACAAATCTGGTTAGTGACCGCCGCTGTAACAGGGCCAACGGAAACGGTTTTCGCTTGCATTAGTCTTTTCCTTTACGAGCAGCACAAAAAGCACTTTGCAATAATAGCGCCTTTTAGCGAGAAAGGGCCGCACTAGGCGGCCCCTCTGTTCTTAGGCTTCCTGAACGTCGCCGCCGGGTCGATTGGAGGTCGTTGCCGCCGTTGAGAAAGGCTTCTCATTCGCGCCAATCTTGCCGCCAGTGGCCCGCTTCGGACGATCAAGACGATCCATCGCCTTCTTGCCCTCAACCTTCGCAGCAGCCTTCTTGGCCATGGCCTTGCCGCCAGCCTCGTAGCAGGAACCGCCCTTACGGCGCTCCTTGGCCTCCTTGATGACGTTTGATCCCTCACCGGCATAAACCGTCGTAGGAGAACGATCACCGACAACAACGCCCTTCTTGGGGCTTTCAGCACTCTTCTTCGCAGCTTTCATTTTGACCTCCTTAAGCCTGTGTCACGCCGAACAGGCCGGTCATTGAGTTAACAAAAAGTGGGCTTGGGCTTTGGTAAACAACCAGTCGTCTCGTGCCATTTGAAGCAGACTGAACGGCATAAGTGCCGCGCACATCGCCCGTCGTGGCGCTCGCCGCCGTCGCATCTCCACCAAGATACCCCGTCGTCGCCGTAATGGCCACCGGAGGCGTCCCGTAGAAGATGAAAACGTCCTGATTGTTGAAGGAAGCCGAAGTTGTCGTGATGCCTTGGAAACCAGCCGAGTAAAGCGGGAAACCAAACACGTCTCCGGTGCCAACCGTAATCGTCGCACCGCGCGTTCCAGCCGCCGGAGCGGTAACACTGGCAATATACTTGAACGCCTTCTTGCCAGAAACGGTCGTAGCGCCGTTTGCAGTGATGTTTTCGGAAATCGGATATCCGTAAACATCATAGCCGTTAACGGTATAAACCGTGTTGTCCGTCGCAGCCGTCGTAATCGTCACATTCCGCCCCAACATGCAGAGCGGGTTGTAAAGATTAATAGAGCCGTTCGGACCCTGCGGAATGACCGGAATGCCTCTGGTGCCAGCAGTGCCGGTAATCGTTGTTGAAGAAACCGTCTGCGGAGTATCAACGATATACGTTCCAACGCCGCCACGACCCGTGCCAAAACCAATGATCTTGGTGCCAGCCGTAACGCCAGTGCCCGAAAGCACCGAGCCAATGGTAAACGTCGTCGTCGCCGTAACAGCGCCAACAGCCGTAAACACATTGCCAGCAATCGTGCTGGTGGCCGACGAAGCCGTCGGAAGATCAAGGCCACGAAGGCCCGTCACCGTCTGTCCCGTGTTCCGATTAAGAACCTGACATCCAATCGTTACACCAGCAGCCGTAGCAGCAACAAGCGTAAGCGATCCAGCGCCAACGGGAGGCGTCTGACTGGCGGCAATATTGTCCGCAGCCAGAGTCGAAGGGTTGTAGTTGACCGTCTGGATATAGCCGGTGCCAAACCATCCAGTCGCGATACCACTGCCATCGCTTCCGGGGTAGTAACCAGTGGGAACCCTCTGATCAAGAAGACCCGTGCCTGCCCAAAACAGCGATGTGCCAAGGTCGGGATTGGAAAACGAATCCCCCGGTGTTCCGCCGAAAGACAGGACGGGTCCAGTAAATGCTGTAATAGTCATTACTCACCCTCCTATTAGATAGGGGACATCAAAAGATGCCGCCCAGTTGGTAAAATTTGTAAGCGCCATTTCGGCCCCTTTCTAAGTTCAAATTCCACCAACGGCCTTGGAGGCTAGGTGGTGGGTTTCAAGATAATCGGCTGCTTTACGGAGGATATCTGGATCATCCTTAAGTTTGCCAATTCCTTGGTTACAAGATTCGCAGAGAAGTCCACGAATTTTACCTGTTTTGTGATCGTGATCTACAGCAAAAGCTTTTGGTTGTCCTTCACGATTTCCGGCTTCTTCGCTGCCACAAATGGCGCATTTTCCATTTTGTGCAACGAGCATTTTACCATAATCATGAATAGTTATACCATACTTTCTTTGTAGATGTTTGTCTGCGTGATCAATCTTGAAAACTTTTCTGTGTTCTTTGTAATACTCTTTGCGATCTTCGGCGTCGTCAAAATTAAATGGCTTTGGAAGTGATTTGTTTAAAGACAGATTTTCAACGCTCAAATTTAGAGTGTTGCCGTCTATAAAAGAAATTCTTCCGTTCGGCCATTCTCCGTAAGCTAACGCCCAAACAACTCGCGAAGTTGGGATATGATGACCGCCAATTCGAACATAGCTATAGGACTTTTCGTTACCGTCTTTGTCTTTTCGACAAGCTTTAACGCATCCTGCAACTTCACCCGCATAGACGTTTTTTGCTGGAGATTTTCTCCAAACAACCACCCCTGCATCACGATCAAGAACAAAAAACTCGTTTACAAGATCAATAGACACATCTTCTGAGAACTTTGGCATTTTGACCTCTTTGTTTTGGGGGTACAAATTGTATATAAGATTTGTATCCAAAGAAGTCAACCAAAAGTACCCTTTTATTTGAGTTGCGCTTAAAGTTAAAATTTAAGCGCAACTCATTGTTTTTGTTAGCTTGTCGGGAACGATCCAAAAATCGAACGCCAGTTGTAGTACGAAAAACTGTACCTCTCATAACCTTTCACTAACAAATTGTCCGTGGTGAAGTCCACCTGCATGTCCATTTCGTAAGGAACACGCTCCATGTAGACCAAACCCTTGATATTTGTCAGCAGGAACCAAGCGAAGTTCGAGGTCAAGAAGTCCATGACCATATAACCTTCGGGGAGGCCCCCTGCGGTCGTATGAATGGCGTTGACATCGTTGTTCGCCGTGCCGGGGCGAAGTTCCGTCTTGGTGAGACGGATAGCAACGGGCTCCAGCGCCGGGGGAACGATCAGCTTGCGACCACGAGCGAACATCTTCAGGCCAGCGATGTCCTTGAAGTTCGTTCTGATCGAAACCATCGCGTTGAGCAGCGACGATTCGTTGAGGTCAACGTCAACAGCCGGGCGGTTCGCAACCGTGCCACCGTCAATCGGGTGAGCAGTCGAGCAGAGAGCCTGACCGTCGCCACCGACAGCTTGATTGTAGGTCGTCGCCGTGTTGAGGATGTTTGCGCCGTAGATTTCCTTCGTCTGACCGAAGGATTCGATCAGGCCGAGGTTCGTCGGCGTAAACTGTGTCTTGTAGAGGTTGTCATCAATTGCCTTACGAGTGATCGCGTAACCAAGCGCGATTTCGTAGTGCTCCTGATTATAGACGAAACGCTCACCGGCATTGTTGTCAAAGTTGACAGCGCCGCCTTCAGTCTTGATAGAAGCAAGACCGAGGTAACGCATTTCGGCGGTGCGCTCCAGAGCCATGTTGGACTTGGCCTTCTCAAAGACTTTATCCCACTGGCTAGGAATCTGGGCATACTTGCCCTCGACGCCACGTAGACCCGGCAGAAGCAGGTCTTTAATGGCTGAAAGATTAACGGCCATTGTTCGCTACTCCTTAGCTGATGCCGGTTACTGCAGTGTTGCCACGCAGCCACTCGTTGTTGAATCCGACGATAACGTAATTGAAGTTTGACGCGGCATCGGCCCCGTTGGTGCCCGGAGGATCAATGACCATCTGGACAATCTGGAAGGGAAACCAATTGGTCGTGCCAACAGTATCAAGATACATGCCGGAGTTGCCCGTAACAGTTGATCCCGCCTGACCCGTCGTGTTCAAACGAGCAAGCTGACCAACCGGCGACGAACCAAAGTTCGTCGGTGTGCCAGTGATCTGGAAAGAAGAACCAGATGTCTGGACAACAAAACGAGCCTGCGGATCATCAATCACATAAGCCAGAACGTCGCCATTGGCGTCCGAACCCGGCCAGTAGGGCGACCAAACGGTGCGCTTCTGCGAAACCGAAAGGTATTCACAGCCCCAAAACACACCGGCCAACGGGATCGTGGCAGACTGTGTGGCAGTGGCCTGAGCAATATAACCTGTTGCCGTTCCAGTGACGGGAACGACAGCATCACCTTTGAAGATTGGGGTAGAGTTTGTCGAAGCAATACGACGACGAGAAAGCCTCCAATTCATGGGGCCTCCCGAAGTGTTTACCGGCGAAAAACCGAAGGGCGCGAATGAATTCGGCACGGTTTTCTCCTTCTCATTGAAGAAAACGTCGTTAACCGCAACAGCGCGTGGCAGTCTTAGACTGGATGTGTTGAAAGCGGCCCAGCGCGGACCACGAGTATTTTTCGAAGCCTCTTGCTTCGACTCTTTGGCTCTTAGGCCAAACTAAAATGCGTCATTTGGCGTTTTGTTTCTCAGCGCGAGTCGCAAAACAAGTTAATGACGCAAATACGAATTCCGGCTATAGATTATAATCCCATTAACATCAATGTCAACTATCTAAACAACGGTTTTCCCTGCCGGAATTGCCGATAACTCACCGATTGGAAGGGTTTTGAACGACATCCTGATCGCACGAAGCATCAAAAGAGCCTCTTTGCGGGCTTCCTCGTCTTTGATGTGGTCAATCAAAGCAAGCAGCTTTGTAAAAGACGCCGCCCGAGCCGCCACAGGATCAAGAGGCGCTTCCTCAAAAGGCGGCGAGTCAATATCAGAATAATCCTCGTCATCGTCCTTCATAGCGCACTCCATTTATAGTAGCCCTTGTAAAACAGATTGAGGGGGCGCTTTTGACGCCCCCTCAAGTAAATATTATTCCGGAACCGCCATGGGCTCTCGCGTCTTGCGAATGTCAGCCTGTCGCCTTCCAAGATCACCCGAACGGCCTTCGCGCATCTGGTTTTCCTTGGTTATAACGGCCTCGCGCGCCGCACGACGCTCTTCCTCGCGGGCTTCCTGCGTAAATACAGCCGGTCGCTCCATCAACACAAGACCGCCAACCTCAATCGTTTCGCCCTTCCAGCCTTTCGGCATAAGTTCCGGATGACGCGAAAGCGGGACAGGTTCCCAACCAGCAAGTTCAATCGCACGAATACGATCAACGTCATCCTGACCCATGACCGACTTGAGTTTCCACTCATAAGTCCATCCATCGGGTGCATTGGGAGCCCAATACTTGTCGCGCTCTCCGGGTTGAAGGTCCGGATTGCCGCGCAACTGGCGAATACGAGCCTCAGCACGAGCCTTGGAATCAGCAGAAGCAGCCTTGGGAGCGCCAGCAGCGTTGCGCGTTGCGCTTATCTCGCGGCTGCGCGTTTCATTTACGGTTTCGTCTGTCATTTTATAAATCCTTGTTTTTAGGCGGACATCTTGCCCTGTCGAATCAGATCAGCCTTGCTGCGCGCATAGACTTCAATCGCCTTTTCACGCGGAAGACTAGGCTCCATCAAAATAGCAGCCTCAACCTCTGACGGTGACAAAACCATTGTATTGCTGCTGCTTGGGCGCGGAGAAATACTTGTCGTTGAGGACGACACAGGAGCCGACGCTAGGTTCTTGCGCGATGGTGCAGGCTGACTTGGCGCTCGTTGCGGCAAATCCTGCTCAGGCTCAGGGTCACCGGAGCGCGAAGAAGGAGCGCCGGAGTATCCAAGCCGCGACTCAATATATTGAAAGTATTCCGGCGATTCGGCCACAATACCGTCCTCAACAGCATCCTGATGAGCGCGGGTGAGTTTTCCAATCTTGCCGACAACTTCCGGATGCTCACGAAGCCACTGTGCGCTTTTGGGCGTCAGCTTTGCCGCATACATCTCAACCGGGTCTTGAGGGATTTGAGGCTCAAAACTTGGAACCTGAGGCTCATAAACACTTCCCTCAGTTGTCTGCTGGAGGTATTCTTCAAGTTTCTGCTTACCATTATTAAGCTGAAGCAGATGAACCTCACACTGAGCAATGGCGCGCTGAGCTTTTCCGACCAAATCGTAGTCGCCCGCAGACAACGCATCAACAAGGTCGCGCTGCGCGTTTTCAGCCGCCTGTTCAGTGGCGTCAATCGCGTTCAGGATAACCCGCAGGTTTCCGTCCTGAACCTCAATATTAGCGCGACCAAGATGCTGTGCCTGCTGACGGGCATACATTTCAGCCTGACGGCGGGCCTCGCGCTCTGCTTCTGCACGAAGCTTCTGCGCCTCATACTGTTTCTTGAGGTCTTGAAGCGCACGTTCGCGCTCATCAACAACCGGAGCACTGTCAACTTCCGGTTCCTTGGTTTCTTTTACAGAAAGCTTTGGCGCTTCTTCCTTGATTTCGGAAGAGTCGCCAAGCGTGACTTCTGTGATCGGCTCATCGGGAAGTGTGACTTCCACGGCGCGTTCTTTGTTTTCATCATCAATCATAGGAGGCGTTCCTTAGTAAATGAGGTCCGGATGGCTCACCCGGCATCTGATGTGAACGTCAGAAACAATTCTACACGGAACAACGTCTCTGGACGTTTTAGCAGACTGAGAACTGAACTGAACAGGGTAACCGTCTGATGGTCTAAGGACGACCCAATCTCCTTCCTTAACGTCTCTAAATTTTGTTCCGTCATCTTCATTAACATAGGCTGTTGGTCCAACTTTAAGAACCAATCCTACTTTTGACTGCCACCTATCTTCACCAACGGTGTCGTCCGTTAAATAAAGACCGCTTTTTGTTCGATTTGGTCTTTGATAGATGGCAACTAAAACGTCGTTGCCAAATATTTCAACTCCGCTCAAATCACCAACACGTTCCAAAAGAGCGTCTTTTGGGTTAACTTCATGATCCATCAAAACAGCCGGCATGGCTTCACCTTTCTTCGTCATCTTTCAAACCGAGAACTTTTCGGTTTGCTTTTTTAGCTATCAAAAGAGCGTCTTTGATAGCGTTTATTTTTCCGCATCTAAACCGATAGTCGGCATAGTCGGAAGCACGGCCACTTACAATCTCAGCGGCAAGCTGTTCAAGTAAATCACCGAATTCTTTTTCTAAGACTTGATATAATTCAAGGTCAAGAGAGCCCATCTATAAATCTCCAAGATTTTCTTTTTTGTATGTTTCTTATGGAAGCCTCACAAACATTAAATTTTTTAGCCAAAATTTTGGGAGGTTCTTTTGATTCTCTGATAATTAATACATCTTCTAATTTTAACTTAGATTTATGGGCGTTTTCTCCACTGATTTTTAATCTAGATTCAACAGAGTGTTTTTTGCCATAAAATTTATTGTCAGGCCCGGACCTATACCATATTTTTTCAGGAATGCCCTTTGGAACAAAATCTTTTGGACGAATGCACTTCCATCTTTCCCCGCTTCTAATTCTTGAAATTACAGACTGTGCAATATTATAGCGACGAGCTAAAACACTTGTCGGTTCCAGAGAATATAAAATTTCTATTGCTTGTTCTTTAGTAAGTTTTACGCCTGCGTGGTTTTCTCCGCTTACAGATAAAGAACCCTCCGGTGTCTTCATCCAACTGCTTTCACTCATCTTTTTTCTAACTTCCGGGCGTTTTGATGGGCTGTTCTCACCTCTTTTTGCGTTTTCTTTCATCTTTTTTCTTGTTTCGGGAGAATGCTTTTTACCCCTCATAAAAGCAATAGTGTCAATAGAAATGTTTAATTTTGGTTTCAATATATCTATACATCTTTGTTCATACATTTGTAAAAATTCAACAGAACAAATTATATATATTTCAAAACTCAAGACTCTTTCTTTGTTGTATATGGCTTGAATCTTGTTGTTGTGATGTTTTTGATTTTTTAAATCGTTAAAATGCTTCTTCTTTCTTAATTTAAAATTTTTAGTTGATCCAATATAAAAATCACCTGTTGAAATATCCACAATTTTATATATACCTGAGTTAGCCATCGCCGTCCTGCTCCTTCGGTGTTTGGTTAGAAGGCGACAAGAATTGATGGTTCTTGTCGCCTTCGTTTTTATATAGCAGATTCCAAACTTGTTGTCAGTTACTTATTCGCCTTCATCGCCATACGCAAGAATCTTCTCACGCCGTCCTTTTCCAGTTCCCGATCCGGCTGTCATAACCGGATAACCATCGCGGACTTTGGGTTTGCTGACTTTGACATCGGTAAATGTGCGGCCACCGCGAGCGCGCATCATCATCCCCGGCGGAAGCTGAGGCGGAGGGCCGCCAGCACCCGGAGGCATACCACCCGGAGGCGGCATCGGAGGACCAGCAGGCGGAGCGGGCGGGGGAGCCATAGGCGGCAAAGCGCCCGGACCCATCATCGGAGGCGGGGCGGGCGGCTGACCACCGGGAGCGCCACCACCAATGATAATGTTCACTGTGGTCTTTCCAGCGCCCTTTTTGCCATGCGACTTCGGCGCGTCGTCATCTTCCGACATGCCAAGGCCACCACCAGCAGCGCGCTTGGCGCGACCACCCTTCTTCAGCCCTTCCGTGGACTGCTGCTCGTCATGTTTCTTGTCCAGAGCAGACTTTTCCCACTTCTCCATGGACATGCCATGCTTCTTGGCAAGTTTCTTATCCTGCTCAAGATCATCCTTGGAATGTTCCCACTCCATGTGCGGGATTTTGCCGCCCTTCTTGTAGGGCTGAGTGCGACCAGACGTGCGCGCAGCTTCAGAAGCCGCCGGAAGGCTCTTCGGATATTCCGGCTCCTTCCGATCAACCTTGATTTCTTTCAAACGCTCAGCGGAACGAAGCGCCTCTTCTGCGCTCGGCAACTTGCCACCCTCTTCCTTCTTATGACGCAGAGCCCCACCAGCCTTGCGCCGCGACACATCCTTCATGTGATCCGTCGTCGGGCGCGTCGTGGCGTCAAACTTTTCTTCCTGTTTCTGCGGCGACGGGATAGCCTCAGTGCGCGTTCCGCCCATAACCGGCTTCTTTCCACGCGGAGCCTTGTCCAAACGCTTCAGCGACATCGCGCCCTTCACAGCGCCACCGGCCTTGCGCATGATACGCGGAGCGGTTTCCTCAGAAAGCTCCGGCTCCTTGTCAATCACCTTCATGCCAGCCTGCTTGGACGTGTTAATGTCCTTCAAACCAGCCCAATGATCCGTGTCCTTGCTCTTGCCGCCATAGCTGGCTAGCTTCTTATCATGCGATTTCTTCGCAGAATCCTTATATTCGTGCGCCATTTGATCAAATCCTAGCTAGGTAAACTCCCGATGGCCAATCGGAAGTGAAAAATCGCGTCAAGAAGCGCGAAAAACATGTTTACTATAGTCTTTTTTGCTTGATTTTTCAATCAATCTTTGAATTTCTCAAGCAACTCGTCCACCTCAGCCATTAATTTGCGAAACTCGGCGTTTTCTTTCGCTTGAGGGACGTATTTTACGGGTTTTGGGATGGTGGTTGAGGGTTTTTGGCCCTTTTTGGCGCTCAATTTCTGCGTAATCTTCATTCCGCGCTCAATAATCGGACCAAGATGCGCGGAATTGCGTTGTTTTGGCTTAACAGCGCCGCCATCAGCATATGCAGCAAAGCCTTTTAAGATGGCTTCGCGCATTTTAGGTGTGATTTGGATGACGTGGGCGTTGATTGCGCCATCATCCGTCTCAATCGCATGACCGCCAATTTGAACCTTGGCGTCTTTATCTAATTTCTTGACAATCTTTTGCAGTTGATTGGGAACGATCTTGTCGTAAAAAGACTTCATTCCCTCGCCGCCGACTTTTAAGTCTTCATCAGCAAGTTTATAAATCCCCCAACTATCTGGCTGAGACTGCAACAATTTTTCTGCAGCCTCTTTTCCAATATATTCCGAAAGTTGTTCTGGTTTAACATTTGATTTTTCAATGGCATTGAAGCCATTGGGTTTGTAAGCGTTTAACATTTGAAATTTTGGATCATACTCAATACGTTGAATTTGCTTCGACAAATCATACCGCGCCGCTTGTTCAGGGCCGGGGGTCCAAATAAGTTTGTCATACCCACCCTCAGCCGCTTCTTTCAATGCGCGCTTGAGGCCAAGATCAACCCACGACAATGTATGCTTGCCTTCGGGGGAGGCGACGTAGGGGGCGGAAGGAACGCCCCTAGCAAAGTTTTCCATATCACTTACAAGTGAAAGTCGTTCATTTTGCAAGTTTTCCAATTCTTTATCTATTGGTTTTGACGCATCTAATATGTTTTGATTTTGTTGGTAAAACTTTTTAACAAGAACGGGGTCTGGATTTGAACTAAGCATAGTTTCAAAAGCATCTTCGTCAATCATCATATTTTTGTTAATATCATTTAATTTATTATTCAATTCCTTTTCTTTTTCTTGAATTTCCTTTACTCTTCTGTTTGCTTTGTCAAAAGATTCTTGATCCCTAAACCCTTCCTTCCTCCCCTTCTGCCCCCAATCACTCTGCAATTCTTCAAGATGCAATACTTTCTCGCCATCCGGGCCTGTGCGGTCGGACATGCGGAGATGAGAAAGGACGTTGGGTTGGTTCCAGTGTTGAGATTGAAAAGTTGGAAAACCTTTAAATTGATCTAATCCTTCAATGTCCCTTTGTTCGGGTTGAAGGCGATTCATAATATTTGCCCACTCGGTTTTTTGTTCTTCTGTCGCCTCACGACCAAGTGCTTCTATTTCTCTTCTACGCGCTTCAAGTTTTTGTGCTTCTGGAGAAATCTCTGGCAAATGTAACACAACCTCCCGATAGTTTTCACCGCCGGGGAGTGTGTGTTCTCCAAACTTTGTTCCGCCCTCAACAGACTCCCATCCGCTTCCTTTAATTGGCTCATCAACCAACACCGTCTCACTTACCCCCGGCAACCGTTCCTCAAAATGCTTTGCCAGTTCCTCGCGCGTGACAGTGGGTTTTCCCGCAAACGCCTCACTCACCCCCGACCAATGTAGCTCTTCCGGCGTCACACCCTTCATCGTCGCCAGCATTTGCTGCAGGGTGCCTTTTTCTTGGGGCAAAGCACGAGCGGCTTCGGCAGCAGCCGAATACATGCCGATGGGGTTTGTTACACGTGAAACAGTTTCAACAGCAGGCGCTACTTCGCCAGCAATCTTCGCCATCGGCGCAGCAGCCATGGCAAGTTTAGCAACCAACGGCGCTTTCATCGCAGCGCCAACAGCAGGGCCGACCAAGGGAACGCCATAGGCAATATCGCCAGCAGCGCCCAAACCTTTAAGGCCAGCAGAAAGATATTCACCCTTGCGCCAATCCTCAGCCATTGACGGCTCTTTACCGCCCTCAGCAGTCGGAAATTGACCAGCAGCCGTGGCAATACCACTCCCCGGCGCAAATCCTGCCGCCATCAACCCTGCGCGCTTAGCCGTCAGCATTCCAGCTTCAGGATCATACTGAGGCGCAGAGCCTTGGAGTTGTTCTTGTAAAAACGCTTCCTGAGAAACCTCGTCGGGGCGTCCTAGTTCAACGCTGCCGGTGAAGTCTTGTTGGTCGTCGGTTGGGGTGCCGCCAATGCCATAACCAGACCTTTCGCCGCCAATGACGTTCAAATCTTTTTTAAGACGTTTAAGCTCTGGGATATGACCGGCTCCAGCGACGTAAACGCCGGGAGGCGCGTTCAACAAATAAGAATTTCTTGCATCTTCAAATCGTTTTGCAATCTTTCCAAGGTTATGAGGATATTCTTGCCAGTTATCCGGCCACATAAGTTTTTCACCCGTTGTAAAAAACTTAAGAAGGTTTTCTTTTGTGGCGGGTTCCTGAGATAATTTAAGAAAATTAGTGTCCGGTTCGCTGCCCTCAAGCAAAAAATCCCGCAAAACCTTTTCGTTAAAATCCCTGTCTTTAATATATCTGGCCTTGGCTTGATTGGCCAAAATACTTGCCATTATGGTTTTCTTAGGGTCTTCAAAAATCTCATGAGGTCTGTTTACTTCGACGTTGCTAAACATCGGAGCAAGATATTCCGTGGGGTATCCACTTATGTTTCTTGCATATTGCTCGTCCCAAGACCCTCGATATTCGGGCAGCAACTCTTTGTTTGACTCAATGTCTCCCCCAGTGCCCTCGTAATATGCGCCGTGCTTTTGAGCCACATCCCTAACGCGAGATTGAATGTCCTCTGGCAGTTCGATTTTATCACCATGAGGAGAGCCAAGGATTATTTTATCGCCCAAATCAACAACGCCATACGGTGTTGATCCGCCCGTTTGATATTTGCGACGATTTTTTGCAAGCAGCAAAGCGTTTTTTATGGCGGTGTGCATAATCAAGCGCCCCAATAATATTGATGCATTACATTTGATCTATACCAAAGTGTATATAAAGATGCACCTGTGCGCCAATAATCTTTCATCTTTTTTCTAACATCGTCTCTCTTGCTGGCATGAAACTCTCCTTTTGATTTTAATAACTCACTATGTTTGGTTCTTTTTTCAATGCTTTTATTAGGGCACTTAAAATTGGGCGAAGCTTTGGTATGTTTTTGTTTTTCAATACTTTCTTTTGTTTTTGGCCTCCCCTTGGAGGAAAGACTCATTTTTTCTCTTACTTCTGGTCTTTTGCTTGGGTGATTATCACCTAAGCTAATTAAATAATTTTTTACGGACTTTGATATTTTTTTTCTTGTATTTTCATTTAAGTCCGGCCTTCCAGCTATTCTTGATTCGTTATAATGTGGATTCATAATATCTATGCATTTTTGTTCTAATAAAATCAACTCGTGCTCTTTACAATATATAAAAACTTGAAAATCAAAATCTTCTTTATTTTGCTGTGAATTCCAAGCATTTTGCAAATAATCATTTTTATGATTATTTTTATTTAATTGATAAAAATGCTTTTGTTTTCTTTGTTTAATGTTTTTGCTTGATCCAATGTAAAACTTACCATTGGATTTGTTATATATCCTGTATATTCCACAGTTTTTGTTTATATTGTCAGGAAGCATTTATTTATTCCTTTTGGCGGCATTAGCATTATCCACCCAATTTGGATACGGCCTTCCAGCAGCTTTCGCCGCAGCCTTGGCGCTTCTCTTCTGTTTTGCGCTTAATGGCTCAGGCTCACCAAGACGCTTCGGGCGCGGCTTATCCCACACTTGTCCACCATCGGCGCAGTTCCATGCGCGGAGGGATTTGTTGATACGGCTATCAGGATCGCGCGCTGTTTCGGCGCTTGTAAGTTTAGCCTTCATACCTTTCATGCGCGAGCAAAATGATTTACGGCGACCTGCATCCTTTTCGGTTTTTGGATGAGGCGCAGGTGGCTTCAATCCGGGCTTTCCGGGATTTGCACGATTATATGATGCTCGGCCTTTTGCCGATAGACCGCCTTCTGGATTTTGGCCTTCTTTTCTCTGCCAAGTCGGAGTTTTCCCACCCGTGGCTAACCTCAAGGCATCACCAACAACACCACCATCGGCAAACAGACTTGCAAAATCCGGCCACCCAACAAACGGCTGCTCAAGACCTTCAAGCATGTCCTGATTGGGCCTCTCAGGCTCAGGCTGATAGGACGCTTGATCAATCTGCGGCTCTGGTTGCGGACCAGCCATACCAGAATCAACCCCCGGCCCACGATCAGCAGCCACCATCCCCGGACCACTATCCCCCATCCCACGATCAGCAAACACCTTCGGACCCGGACCTTCCATTGGACCCTGAGCCATCATCCTCTGACCACCGACATTCATATCGGGCAGTCTAGCCATTTGCGTTGGTTGAGGGATCGGGCGCGGGGTCATGAGGTCCGCTGAGAAACCGCGCTGCTCGGGTTTGGCGTAGGCCATTTGGGTGGGCGGTGTTGGCTGGGGAGCAGCGGCCACCTGCCAAGGCTGTTGCTGAGCGCCAGCCATAGCCGTCTGCAGACCTTCGTAGCGGTTGGAGGGGAGCTGGGAGCGTTTAAATTCCAAGTCCATCGGCAATCCGCGAGGGGTTTCGTTTATGGCGCTTTGAGCGAAACGGCGGAAGCCTGCTGCGTTTTGCCCTCGTAAGAACGAATTAGCGTTGATTTCTCCTTTGTTAAAAATATTCCGCAAAGGAGTTCTAGCCGGGGCGGCTGCAGCCCGGACGCCGTGGGGTCCGCCAAAATGTGCGGCATATAAATTTTCAGGCGTTATAGGCAATCCAGCCTTTTCCAACATATCCGCGTTTTGATTGGCAAGCTTTTCAGCCATACGCATGTGAAAACGCTGGCCTTCTTCAGAAGGATCACGGCGCATGGCGTAAAGTTCGTCACGAGACTTACCGGCAACCTCCGGCTCTCCCGCTGTTATATTTTTCCATGTTTTCTTGGTGAACTGACCCAAACCAGCGGCACTCGACGTTTTAGCGCCAGCCAATGGATTGTCACGGCTTTCATGATACGTCATCTTTGGCAGGAACCGACCAATGGCCTCCGACCTTGGATCGACCTTGGTGCCGCCCATTTGCTGGAACGCCTTGTAACGGTCGTCCTTCATGTAGTCTTCAGGCAGACCGCCGTAGGCAAGACGGTTGCGAGCCAGATCAAGAGCGTCACTGACTTCGCCGCCAGTGTTAAATTCTTTTATTGGCGGGGCGCGATTAGGCCATACCCCAAAAAAATCGCCCTGAGTTTGCCCGTAAGGTTTTCCAAAACTACGAGAAGGTCGGTTCATAAAATGATAAACGTGTTCTTTTACAGAACGCAGCGCCGTGGGATTTTCTTGTAAATAGAGTTCGTGTGCAGCCATTTCCCGCAACGGGACAGCCTGCTCAAGCCGCTTGCCGCGTTTTTCTCTGGAAACAAGTTCTGTCCAATTTTCTTCAGGAGGTAATCCTGTGTGTGCGTCAACAAGACCACCACCATCAAGCCCCATACGCCAATCAGGATCACGGTCAATGATCGTGTTTATCTTGCCGCCCAAGTCTCTACCCTGAGCAGCTTCAGTCGGGGATTCAACGTAGTCCTGCAGACTGTTTAAAAGCTCAAGTTCTTCTGGTGTAAACTCAAGCTCTTTCAAATCTTCCTTGCTCCATTGATGGCTTGGCTGATCTTGCATTGTATAACCACGCATCATAGCATCAACGGCGTTATTCAACGCGCGCTCTTCAGGGAGATTTAATTTAACAGATTCCTTATAATCACCAGTGTTCCTGAGATGATCCAACTGCTCAGGAGTTAACTGCTTAATTAATTCTTCTCGCGTTTTGTTTGCGACCGGATCGCCATGTAAATACTCCGCAGCATAATCAGCAGCCGTGAATTCTTCAGGTCTGTAAACGCGCACACCCGACGAACCACGCGGGAATTCTTCAGGTCGCTTGTCAGAAGGGTTGTTAGGATCGCCCGTTTCCGTTGCATTGTAAAACTCCGAATACATCCCGTCGCCTTCTCGCGGGTCTACCTTGATATGAGGATCGTATTTATTAATAAACGGAAACCTCTTTTGCGCCTCACCCATGACACCATAATATTCCAAATCATCCGGACGACGAGGAGGGGTAGGAATTTCGCCGCCGATTGCGCGTTTAATTCTTGAAGCATTATCTGTAGTAGAACTTGGAAATTCTCTTATTTCGTCAAGAATTTCTCTTGCGTTTTTATTGAAAACAAGGGCTTTTACTTTTTTGCCGTCCTCTTTTGCGGCGAGCCATTGATGATGTCCATCAATAACGTGACCATCTTTCGAAACCAAAATTGTTCGGTCTTTTGATGCGTTTTCTCTGACAATTTTAATCTTTTCAGGAGAAAACTCTTGTTGAGTGGGTTTAAGATTATCAGGATCAATTTCAATTTTTTTATGTTTAACACCTTTAGCATTTAAAAAGTTAACCAATGCCCCTTTATTTTCAGACTTTATCTGAGGCATTTCATCACGCGGAATACCAAGAGTTCCAGACTCTTTATTAAATTTAACAAAAGAAACTTTGCCGCCATCAGCACGACCCAAACGGCTATTCGCAAGGCGAAGTGCATTCTTAACATCATCGTTCATGGTTCCGCTCGCTGTGCCGCCGGTTGATCTGTTTTCAAGTGGGATATTTTTTATTGGGTCTTCAAACATTGTTTTAACAAGTTTTGCGCCTTTAGGCATACTCTTTACGGCTTGTTTTTTTGTCGTGTATCGACGGCCAGCGCCCATGGTTGGGGAGACCCATTCGTAAGATGTCGTTAAAGAAGGTTCTTGAGGGACAAACTCAGGGTAAAGTTTGTATTCACCAGAAGGCGACGGATAGTGACTTTCCCTTAAATCAAAAACTTCTGAAAAAAACGGGCTTTTTGCAGCATCTCTTTTTACGCCATAACCTAAAATAGAATCATATCCAGCCTTTCTTGCAGAATTTCCGATAATATATTCTTGCAAAGCATAAAAAAGTTGGTTTCCTTTTTTACTGTTTTGGATTAAATGATCAGCAATTGATGGATCGGCCCCATAGTCCTTAAGAAGACTTTCAACTCTCTCTTGATACAGGGATGGGTCTTTTTTTGTCATCCAAAATTGTTCGTTGACAACAGAACGAATGTCTTTTTGTAAATTATTCAGAGCATTTTTTCCGTGAAGCATTGTATATGCGGTTTCTGGTGCTTTACCGCCAGTTGCTCCCTTTACAAACAACGGGTTATTAAAAGCCGTCTCGCCTTGGATTTTTTGGGAACCGCCATAATTCCAAGAGCCGCCATAATAACGGGCGTTTTTGTCGCCTTGAGGTAAATAAAAAACACCGCCCCTAACCGAAGGAGACATTGCCTGTTCTGGTTCTTGACCACGAACAACAGGCATAACCAAAGAACCTTCTTCAATTCTTGCGCCGGGTGTTGTCTCAACAGCACGTAAAAATTTAGAGGTTTCAGGAAGTGATTTTTTACCAATAGTTTTTGCTATGGATGTTGGGACAACAGCCAATAATGGTGCTGCTTTCGCTAACGCAGCCCCTTTTGCAGCAACCCCTGCACCCGGAATCACCGACGCCAGTTGAAGGGCGGCGTCAAGGTAATGTTGATTACGAAGGTTCTCATATGCCGAAGGACCACCAAGATAACCAGCGGCATCTGCAATAGCGCCGGGGGTAGTCATGCCTGCAATGGCGCGGCCAGCTTCCTTAGCCGTTTGAAGACCGGCTTCGGGATCGTATTGAGGGGCGGAACCTTGGAGTTGTTCTTGTAGGAAAGCCTCTTGGGAAGCGTCATCAGGGACGCCACCTGATTGTAAACGGGAGCGGGCAAGGCGAATGGAGTTTATGATGTCGTCGTCCATAATTATTCGCCCTGATCAAACTGTTGCGGAATATTCTGACGAGCCATAATCAAATCATGCAAACGATCCGTAGACGCCTGATCAGCCTCATGAGCCATGTCCATCTCATGCTGACGACGAGCCTCTTCCAAATCCAAACCCTTGGTTACGCGATTATGGGTCAAGTCCATTTCCTTCTCACGCATAGCGCGCTCAAAGTCTAAACCTTTGTTCTGATGATCATGGGCAAGTTTATCAGCATGAACCATAGAAGTCTGGACAAGCTTCATCTTCTCAAGAGCGATCTTGCCCTCACGGTCTTTCGCATGGTTCTGTGCGTCAACCTTGGCAATAGACCGCTTGGTTGCAGCCTCAATGCTCTTCGTCTGAATATCAGCCGCCTTAAGAGACATATCGCCCTGAGCCTGCTGCGCCTTAATCGACGTATCCATCAGTTTAGCTTGCGCGTTTGCCATAGAAGCCTTAGCCGCAAGCAATTTAGCCTCATCCTGCTGCGGAGGCATTGGCGGGTTTTTGTTGAAAAGATCGTCCACATCGTCTATGCCAATCATAGACAACACACGACGATCAACTTCAATTTGGTCATAAGCCATTGGGTTTTGAGAGGCTAAGGTTTTCAAAGCAATGGCCTTTTGAACGCGCATCGTGTGCGAAGCCGTATTCGGATCAGCCTTCGGCACAATGTCCTTGTTGTCCAAAGCTTCCTGCAGCATTGCAACGTCTTTATAGAAGCCCGGATTTTTGTTGCTGCGCCACAAAGCCTTCGGGTCTCTGCGGAACAAATCCTTCAAAAGTGCAAACTCACGGCTCTGAGAAACGTGCATTCTTTTGTGAACAGCAGACAAAATCTTCTGCATCTGCTCTATCAAAGCGATTGTGGTTCCCACGGGAGCATCTGCCCGGCCTTCGCCAACAGCCGTTTCAGCCGTGCCGCCAAGACGCTGCGAAGCCTGATCAATCATTTGAATCATTGAAACAAAGCCGGGAGAAACGTCCTTGTAAGGTAACGGCATAAACATCTGATTGATCGGAACGCCATCAGAATCAACCGGCGCAACCTGCCCCGGACCTACGCGGATAGTTGTCGTTTGCTGTTTTCCAACAGCTCTAGCCATAATGCCGCCGGGGAAGTTGCCTAACATTCCAGAATCAAGCGCTATTCTCCACGCTGCCGTGAGAGCGCGCGATGAATTGCCAAGAATATGTGACAGACCAAGATTGAGCCCATCAAATGCAGGAACGAACACATACGATACAAAACATTCCTTGCGGACAAAGTTTTCATCGTCTTCCTCCCACCATCTGCGGATTTCGAGGATTTGGCGGCTTTCCTTGTCAATCGTCACCCGGTAAGGCAACGGCAGTCCCGTTTTATCGCCGTCTTCTTCATGCTCAAACCCAACAAGATCAAGTTCGCAATAACATTCGTAAATCTCACGATCCTGCTCTTCCTGACCGGAAATCAGCAATTTCTGCTGAACACCAGAAATATCACTTAGCTTCTCGTCAACACGGTTAGTGTCCGGAGACACGACTCCACCGCCAAGCGGCACATCGCGCCAAGCGCCAACAAGCTGCATCTGCTTGACGATGCTCGGTCTCATACGAGAACGATGCGTAATGCGACCACAAGCCTCAAGGCTTACAGCGCCATCGCTTAAAATGATGTCCTTGCGGTTGATCGTCTCAACGACCGGACGGCGCTTGATCGGATGCCAGTAAATCTTGCGGTAAATCTCGCCATTAAGCCCAAGAGAAAACAATCCTCTATCAAAATCGGGATAATATTCCGGGGCTCCGGAAGTCAGATAGTGATTGAAGTCGTCTTCAAGCTGATTAGACTGTTCGTTCAATTCCTTCGTGTTATCACCTTCATTCGCCACCTTCACCGGACCATCGGCAGGCAAAAACTCGCCATGGGCGTTGGCCTGAAAGCGGAGAACCGCCTCAAGAAGAAGAGGATGGGTGACGGTGCTAATGCCTTCTGAGTTAGGCTCGGCTTTGGGTTCTTTCAGTTTAATGCCAAGCAGCTCAATCGCCTTTACCATATCTTGAAGACGCTGCTCTTGCCTCGTGGCGTCGTCACTAATCAACCGAACAAGGTCGTTTGAAATAGCCTCAAGAGCGCCAGCATCAATAAAATTGGTTAAATTTGAATCGTGATCCGATGCTTCGTCCGGGGGTTTGACGCCAAGGCCGCCAAAATTTAGCGAAACAGACCCGTCCGGTAAGTCAATAACAAGGGCGTCTGGGGTTAACTTGACCATTTCAAGTTCGCCAAGGTCGATTTCCTCACCTTCCGGCAAATCTGGCTTTTCAGGCTCTTGCTGGCGAAGGAATTTAAAATCGTCCATGAGATAATCCCCGAATTGCGCCAAGAAGGAATGGCGCTCGTGCTTTGACGCCCAATCGCAGGGCGAAGCAAAATGAAAATCAGGGAATTATAGCAAAAATCAAGGGGAAAAGCCAGCCCGCGAGGGTCGAGTTACCATGTGCAGGCTTGCAAGTCAGCCGTTAGCCCCCAACGGCCCCACACATGCGCTGGATTTTGGTTTTGAGCGGGCCGGGATTGATACCGGCTCTAGGTATTTGGCTCTGGCACTGGCCGTGACCTAGAAGCCCCACTTTAAGCTTGCCAAGGCGATTTCGCCTACTAACTGCGTGTCCTTCCACGCCGCCGCTCAAACTTTTAAATACAACACCAATCTGAAGAGGGCAAGGGGAATCGAACCCCTGTCCTCAGCTTGGAAGGCTGCTGCTCTACCATTGAGCTATGCCCGCGAGAAGGCTACTTCTCCACACAAAGATAATAGCCTTCGCCAAATTCTTTCTTGTGTTGGGCAACAAAGGTTTCTCCCGCATATTCGCACTTTTCACGGCTGTTAAACTCAGCAGCCGTGACCGAAACAGCATGATAGGAGAATTTAAGCGCCAGAATGAGGATGAAGGTTTTCATGTTCGTTTGCCTCGTCTATGAACCAAAAACTTTCGCTTTCAACAATGCCATTTTTATCACTCATATATGTTTCAATGTGTAAAAACTCTTGGCCAACATCATGAAGAGCCTCTTTAATCTGCCTGCACTCTTTGGAAAAGTTCCCTTTATTCCAAGATGCAGTTGAAACAACATCAAAAATCACCGCCGCCTCACGGGGCGTGAGTTCAAGGATAATAGTGGGGGTGGTGTCTTTCTTGGTCATTTGGTTGCTCCTTTTGTTTGCAAACGGCTATGCCGTTTTTGTGTAGTGTTTTATGCCAATCCATCCATGTGGTATATTGATTCGGTAAATCGGCCTGAACTGTCAAAGTGTAAGACAGGGTAGCGTGGGTCTGGCTTCCAACCGGATGTGTCTGATTCGTATTTTAGTGTGCAATCGGAATGGGAAAGAGTGTGAAGGGTTCCACGCTTGTTGCAAGAAAGGCAGACGAAAAGATTGGATTGGAGAGGTAATGCTTGAGCGACTTCGTGAGCAGTTGAGGGGATTAAATACTTGGGCATAGATGGTGCCTTTGTTTGCATGTCAAAAACTCCAAGCCTTTCAAATTCATCAAGCAATACCGATCCCAAAAGGTTTAGACCATAAGGTGATTCAGCCATTTGTGTATTGCTTTCCTGCTAATCACGGGCGCATTTTGTTTAAGCCTTCTAGTGCAATCTTTGTTGCCTCATGTTTATAGTTTCCTTGTTCTGCAAAAACAATACTTTGAAATGCCGCACCAGCGTATTGCTTGGTTTCATGCAACTCTCTTTTCACTTCATGTAATTCTTTTTGTAATTTTTCGATTTCTTCGTCTTTGCGTTTTAACTGCATTGGGAAAATCAAGGTGTCGGGTTGACGGTCCTGTAAAAAATAACAGGCATCTTTGATCGCTATAAAACACATAAACAAAAGAAAAAGCACAGCCACAACTGCAAGAAAAACAAAAGCGGTGCCAAAGGCAATGCCAAGATACTGCATGTAGTTTTCAATGGTCATTTGGTTTCTCCTTCTAGGATGGCGCGGGCGTGGCGGAGGGCCGCATTTACGGCCATGTCCCTTCCGACCTCAAACTTGATATTATTTAAAAGAGAACCGTCGTTGTTTATGGGCCTTATCGGATGTTTTAATGCAGATACGCAATCTCTCAACGCCTCCCGCAGCCTTTCGTTCTCGGCACGAAGGCGGGTGATTTCGTCGTCTTTCTGCATGATCCATCTTCCCGGAACATTCGCGGTTATGTAGTCGTCACTCATCCCCTCACCCCCTCTCCACAGCCAAAGCAATCTTCTCTATCTTTTCGTTCTCAACGCGCGCACGTTCTTCGTCCCTGTAGCCCTTGCCGTTCTCGTTAAGAAACCAAGGCGTAATTAAAAACGAACGAACGATGGCGGCGCAGTGTTGGCGTTCAATTTTTATTTGTTCTTCAAGACTTTTAATTCTGTCGTCTTTTTCTTTAACGGCTAAATCAGAGTTCAATTGTTCGTAGCTCATTTGTCCTGCTCCCATAATCCTGATTCGCCACCATACCCCCGCCCCCAACACCGGACAATTGGCAACATGCACTTGACCACCAACTTTTTATCAAAGTAGATGATGTGTTAGATATTAAATTGTGTGGATGCTTTTGGTTACTCTAACGCTTCTTCTTCATCAAGCGTCATGTGGTAATTGTAAACATTTTTGTGGGGGATGCTGTTGAACAATAATAAAATCAAGATAGAAACAAAACACAACCAAAGTAAGAGGAGGCGGGACACTAGGCCCCGCCCCATAAACAATCAACAATGTGATTGTGTTGAGTCACTTGAAACCAAACTCCCCTCAAAATAACAATAACTTCCGACTCATTTCGCAAGCATTGTCAAACCAAGATTTGTCTGGCTAAGGCAGGTTAAAATGTCCTGTCAAGCCTCAACTGCCGGGGTTACTCCTGCCACTCACCGGCTAGGCAGTGGCAATAAATTATGCGCCGGTTTTAGGGTTGTCCAGAAGATGTTGAAAAAATATTTTCGCCGTAGTCAGCCAAAGTGCAACCATTTGGAATATCATCAAAAAAGCGCACATTGCCGTTCGCATCAACACAACGACGCTTAAGATTAACAGGTGCCTGAACAACCGTGTCATCTGGATGGCGCGTAAATACTTCATGTGTGATTTTGAAAGCGTTATCGTCTTTCTTCCAAAGATCAAACCTCTGCGACCAATCAGTGTTATCGCTATAGTGCCTCCATTCAAAACGAAAGGCACGAACAGCAGACATTAGACGTTTCAACATAGTGCTTACTCCTTTGTTATGCACCCCAATAAACCACCAAATCCACCCTACGGCCCTCTAGCCACCCACCATCATAATACCCCCTAGACCGAATCAAACCTATATCAGAGCGCCAGTAGGTATAGTCAAACATACCAAACTTTTCCATCAGCAACTCAAATACACGGTCGGACTCGGAGAGGGAGTAGATCATGATTGATCCTCTTGTTTCTGCAATTTAATACAAATCCCGAATTCTTCGTCCTTATCCATCCAATAAAAACACTCGCCAACATCACAAGGGAAAACAACGGAATATAGTTTTTCATTTGTCCTAGAAGGCAAAGACCAAACAGGACAACATTTTGTTTTAGCTTCCTCTTTGCCTACCTTCTCAGCCGTCATGAATTCATACATTGACCTTTGCTCCCTAATGCGGCCCCGAACACTTGGCGCTCAACAATTGCGCCGTCACTTGCTCATGATGACGCAAGTTATATTGCAGCACCTTATCCTCATACAACAATTTTGCAATCTCCTCAGCTAACTCTAAAGCTTTAGATTGCTGGTCTTCCGCATCCCGTAACTCACAAAACAAATCAGACAAACGATCCTGAATCGCCGCTGACCTTTTACGGATGTCGGAAAGGGTTTTCACGCAAAAGTTTCCTTGGTGCTGGCTAAGGGAATCGAACCCCTATTTGAAGATTACAAATCATCTGTAATGCCTTTATACTAAGCCAGCGCATATTCACCCTATACATCATACAAGGGCGGGAGCATAGGGTTGTATGCCCCTTGGTTTTTGATTTCCGCTACAACCTCCTCCGGCCTGCGAATAAGATTGCGCTCTCTCAAATACTTCAACCCCTGTGTGCAAGAGTCAACCAAGTCATCGTGCTTGCCTTTAGGGAAAACTTCAAACTGTGTAATGACCTTATCCGCCCACTCCTTGTCGGGGGCAAACACCGCACCGTTACTAAAGATAGGTTGAACCGCATAGGCCCTTGCTACCTTGTCGGCGTTGCCGGGGTTAATCAACTCAACGCCCCATGTATTAGTGCGATTAAGCCTCTTTATCTCTTGCGCCACCGATATACCAGATGCCTTGGCCTCGATCAAAAGCATATCAACATTGTATCGGTTGCAAGCCTCAATCACATGTTCAACTAGGCCCATGTTCTCGCGTTGCCTAATACGGAAAGCGGTATCGCTCTCCCCTTCCATGCGTTGAATGTCAGGGCCGTGTATAGGCAATCGTTTCTCCCACGCATACATAAGCATCAAAGATGGAACCGTATCACGGTCATCAATCAAGTCTGATACTTCACTGTCACGCGACAATATACGCCTAGCCGATTGACCACCGCGCTGCCATACACCCCAGATCGTCAATGCACTTGGGTCGTTTTCTTTTTTCTCCGTGTATGCAGTATCAAGCGACGCGATAATATAATCCATCGGCGGATATTTGTGTGCTCCACCTATTCCATTTGTTTTTGCAACTTCATCGTCGTAGAGTGACCACCAATCTCGTTTGATTATTCCACCACCGCGCGGGGATGGTGATTGTTGGAATTGGCCTGCGGAATTTGAAGATGCCAAACCCCAAACAACATAGTTGCCTGTCCCCGTTGTCAAAGCGTAAACATCATCTTCCCCATCGGGTTCTATAGATACAACTTTTTCCCATTGTTTAACAAACTTAGAGCCTTCGGCCATGGCCTGAACTCTATCCGCCCACTTTACCGGCTGAACTATATTCATAAATTTTTGAGCCAGCCCAAGAGCATGTTGGTTGTTTTGCAAAGTATATATTCTGGATTTTTGCCATTTGTTTCCGGTCGCTCCTGTTTTGTTTTGTCTTGATGGGGTTTCATATAATTTATAATTAAAACCAAGTTTATCTAAAGCGTATTCCAGTTTTTCGCAAATTGGCAAGTTTTTTTCAGCCGTTTGATAAAAATGAATTTGATAACTTGGATTATATTTGTTGGCTCCGTCTTTTGCACAAACACTGACTGTTCCTTCGCCATCAAAAAAACCGGAAAGCCATCCTGCTAGGCGTTCATCTTCCATTGAAAGTTTATCAAAAGAAGACGGGCAAACTCGCGCCAAATCAGTTCCAATGTTTGCGGGCGCATATTCTTTGCGTCCCCTTTCATACCTAGCAGTCCACCATTTGTGGTCTTTTGTGCATCGAATTACCTCCCCGCTATCAAGCGTCATTTTTACAACTTGCGCTCTATATTTATAAACGGCTTCAACTTTTGTTTTATGAATTTTTGACTTTCCTTTTTCCTTTTTTGACCAACCAAGAATTTCATCTCCTTCAACAATTTCATCTATCCTTTTTAAAGACAGGTCCGCCATCAAAATCGGGGCCTCTCCGGTGTTGCAAGCATAGGGACCAAGTGCGGCCTTATCACGTTCAACAATTTCTTTTGGAAAGCGTTCTGCAAAAAGCAATTCACCTTCTTCGCTTCGCGGATCGCTAAATCCTACTTCGGTTTCACAATGCCGCAACGGATCATATTCCATTGGCAAACATAAATGCGTATAGCCTAAGTTCTTTTCTATAATAACGCCTGATACGTCGCTCTCATGTAGCCTTTGCATTATCACAACGATTGCCGATTTGATTGGATCAACAAGTCGCGTTGGCACCGCTTCAAGGAATGTTGTTACAGTTGCATCTCTCATTGCTTCAGACGCGGCGCTATCAACACTGTGCGGATCGTCAATGATAACGGTTGACGCCCTAACACCCGTCAAACTTGTAAACGCGGTTGCTTCTCTAAATCCGGCTTGCGTGTTTTCAAATTTAAGTTTGCTGTTTTGATCGCCAGTAAGTTTTACTCTATCGCCCCATCGTTCTTGATACCATTCGGATGAAATCAAACGGCGCATTTTAGTTGAATCACGAATAGCAAGGTTTTGAGAGTGTGATGTTGCAAGGTAGCGTTTATGCGGCATATCGCGCGGTCCCCACTCCCATGCAGGCCACATAACAGATGTCAAAGTCGATTTTGAAAATCCGGGCGGCACGTTGACCAAGAGTCTGTTTATCTCTCCATCGGTCACGGCCTCTAGGTGCATGGCTATGGCGTGTAGCACCCAACCATCAACGAACGGTTGCGCTGGTTCAATGACATGCCAAGACTGTCGAACAAATTCAATTAAAGATTCTTCGCAAGCCTTTTTTGATTTACGTATATCGTAAATCCGCTTTGCTTCGGCTCTTGCTACAAGTTCATTGCGCGGAAGCTTTAGCAACTCTCGCGGATCAAGTTCTATTTCAAATTCTTCGCTCATTAGTCGTTCCAACTTTCTTTGTATTTAATTCGCTTAATTGTTTTGACAGATACACCAAACAACCTTGCGGTTTCAACTAGCGTCAACTTATTGCCTTCTAATATCTCTCTAATTCTTGCAACCTGTTTTGATGTTAGTTTAGCATTAGAATTGTTTTCGCCGCGCCGCTCTCCTGATTCCTTAATTCGCTTTGATAGTTGAATGATTCGGATTCTTCCTGCATCGGAGTTGCGCCATTGTTTAAGAGCTTCGTTTTTGCGCGCCACGTTCTTTGCTGATAAAACTTTGTTCCTTACTTCAGGGCGCTTCATAGGGTTTTGTTTGCCCTGCATACGCAGCGAGGCGCTTAACCTATGTTCAGGGCGCTTTGAATGATGATCGTCTCCCTTCAAGTAAAGCATTGCTTTACGTCGCACGTCGGGCCTAGACATTGGGTTGTCTTTGCCAAACATGATTGGGCCGCCATCACCGCCGTCCGTGATGTTAGTTAGTTTGTTTCCTATTGTCGCGCGTCTATATGCAATCTGCATTTTCTCTCGCGCCTTGGCTGATTCTGCATCGGCGTATGTTTCAACGATAACGGTGAAAGGTTCTAAGTTTAATAATTTAAGTTTGCTTACAACGCTGCAATGATGTTTGTTAAATGGTCTCTTGTAGTTTGTTGCTCTAGCATTAGCGCCTGTTTCATCAAGAACGCTCATGCCAACATAAAAACACTCATTCGTGTCGGACCGCCAATGTTCATACACCAGCGGCATTGATTATTTGTCCTTTGGCTTATTGTTTTCGATGTCTATGCAAGCATAGATGAGCGCAATCCAAACGATCACGATCACTGGCATGACAACGAACAAGAAAGTTTTGGCGTCCATGGTTTATCCTTTACGTATTACGTAAGGCGTAACAGGGTTTACGGTTTACGTAAGTCGTAATATGTAAAACGTTTCATCACCACTTGTCCGTTGTTAAGTCTTTGATGAACGCGCGCACAACGTAAATAAAAGCAAACACAACTTGTGCAAGCGATAACAAAAGAGCAATAACAAAAGCCCAGTCAAGAAGGCTCATGATTTGTTTGCTTTCTTCTTTGGAGAAACATTCCATGGCAAAACGCAGGCAGGCAAAAAGAACCAGCCTGTCACGCGATATTTTTCAGCTTGTCGCAAATCCTTATAGTGCATATTGCGATTAAACCGCGTAGGAAAATTGCGATCTAATACAATGTAATCTAGTTTTCCTTCAGGCAACCTCAAAACATAAGCGCTCATGATTCACCGTCCATGGTTGATTCATCATCTTCGCTTGACGATGTTTCTTCGTCGTCATATCTCTCGTTACTTGAATCGTCGGCGCTCAAATCATGCTCAATTACGTCGCCCGTAATATCTTTGCCAGTCAGGAACTTGATAAGTTCTTTATCCGACATGCGCTCATAAACGCCGACGCTAACATCTGTATGATGAGTTGGTTTTCCATGCGCTCTATCTAAAACGCTATTCGCCGCAGATAACCGATGTTGAGCCGCAACCGCTGTGTCATTCATTATCTCAACTAAAATACGCAACGCTTGCGGTGAAAATTCTTTCGCCGCCGTTTTTAAATCGCTCCGCACTCTTTGTTCAAAAACCTCTTGCGCCGTCAAAACTTTTTTGGGCCGACCGTTCGGGTTCAAAACTTGGCCCGGTTTGATCCTTGCAGCAAGTTGAGCAGGCGAAGGAACTCTTGACATTTTACAGAATCTCCAGACTTTTTGAGAAAAGTAGAAAAACGTTTGATTGAGAATAAGTATAAAAATTTGATTTGTCCATTTATTCCAAACCAATAAACGGCGGCACAAAATATACTTAATTATTCTAGTTCAATAAGTTATGTTAAGTTCTTTTACTCAAACATTTATTTTTGATCTGTAATTTTGCATCATTTCAAGCAAAATCTCGCAGAAATCCGCCCGAATTATTGAGGCGCTTTTAGTTTGATTCGACGCAATCAAAACTTGGCCGGGATTTTCATGCTTTTCCCATGCGTGAAATTCATTCGATGACAGCCAAACATCGAAACTTCTTTCCGTTCCGTTTGCGACAAGGAAGCCTGAAAAGATGCGCTCATTTTGCGCCAATAAATGAAAGCGTTTTTGAGATGGGCGAACATCACAGTGAAAAGCATAACCTTTATTTGTATCGTTCAAAATAAGATTATCTTTCATATCTCTTTTGCAGGCTTTCAATTCGAGCGGAATAAGTTTGCCACAAACGGGAATTAAAACATCAGGAAAACCGACTGAAGAACCTTTCGCCGGTTCAATCCATTGCAAACCGATTCCGCTTTTCTTCCAAACTGAGCGCAACCATTGACGCAAGTTATTCTCTAGAACAAGTTCACTTTTACGCATCAAAGAGCCTCCGAAGCATTTTGAGACGATAGCACAAGGAAAGCGACGGGGGGAAACAGCGACAAGTTTGTATTAAAAGAAAAATGCTTATCAAGCAAAATATGCAAAAATGGAAGATAAAACAGGAGTAAACAAGGAAGGTTCACAACAGAATCTTTGAATTATCATTTTCATCAGGTATATCCTACCCGTTGGAAATTTAAAAAGAAGGGGAAAAAGAGAAAAAAGAGAAAAAAGGGAGAAGGGTAACTATACTTGAACAAATTGATATTACAAAGATTCTGTGGAAGCACCTTTTACGTCCAGCGTAAAACCTGCATCAATCCACCTGTTTCTTCTCTTGAAGTTATATCCATTTTCAGCATATAAAAACAAAGCCGGGAAACGCGCCAACGTCTCCCGGCTTCTAACCACTAACCGACAGAGGCATATCGGTCATGGCTGATAATAACTTAAACAATCCCGATTTAGATGCAAAGCATCCCGGCGTTCATAGATTGCCGACCGGCAGATATGCAGCGCGCGTTCACAAGTTCAAACCAATTTACCTTGGTTCTTTTGAAACCAAAGAAGAAGCCATTGCCGCTTATAATGAAGCAAAGGCAAAAGACGACCCCGATGACATAAAACCAAAAAAGCAACGTCATCGAGGCGTGATAAAACCAATCTCCGAAGAAATTCCAAAAACGAACGCTAAAGGTTACAGCCGACAATGGAATGGAACTTTCGTCGCGCGATTATCAGACGAAGGCAAAAGTAGGTCGGTCGGAACTTTTAAGACAGAAGAAGAAGCGCGCAACGCTTATTTAAAAGCTAGAGAGGAAAAGTATCGGAAGAAAATAGAAATAAAAATTTTGAAACAGGAAAGAAAGCTTCTTCTTTTAGAAATAGAGAGGCAAAAGTAGCAATCTTTCGCCGGGGGCCATGGTCAAAAAAGAATCAACCCCCGGCCATGAACCTTTCGCCCATATCCCGCAACCGTTTTCCCTCTCACATGACCCCCCCCCCCAACCATTGCCCAACATCCTGCAATGTTGTTTCCCTCTCCCACAGCCCCCGAACCAGCCACAAACCGCCCGCCTATCGCGCCCCTCTAATCCCGCCACTAATCCCCTGCCCATACTCGCAACCCTCTCCAAACCGCTCTAGCGCCCCTTCCCGCTATCCTGTGGCCACTAATCCAAACCCATAGCGCCTAGACGCCACAAAACAGGCCGCTGGATAGGCTTTCCCTCTTTTGTGATATATGCCAGCGACCGATTGTAAACAACACACCAACGGCCTTGCTATTGAATCCGCAAAGCGCAAACTTAACCGCTAGAAGCCTAAGCTTTGCCGCTAGGCCAGCGTAGCGCGCCGCCATGCGCGCAAGCGCCAGCTTGAATGTAAACATATGGGCAAAAAAAGAGACCGCCGCAACCCTGAAAAGATTACGGCGGTTTATGAGTCACGGTTTTTTATATTCTGGATATTCTGTCATAACTTTACGCGCGTAAAGTTTACCAAGCGCCTCAAGTATATCTCCTAATTCGCCATCAAGTTCATAACGCGGCCCCTTGGATTGCAACCAAGATTTTATTTCATCATCGGTCCATCCGTTAGCAAACAATTCAGCGCCGATTGCATTCCATAGAATGTAAGCCGGTCGATCAAAACTATACATTGGCCATTCCGGTCGATCAAAACTATACAACGGCCCAACGTGTCCGGTTAAATCATAACTTCCGCCGTCCTTTGCATAGTGTCCCGGCGGTTTCATTTCGGTTTCGTCTGTCATGATCTTTGCTCCTGTTTACTTTGGTTTATGTGCGGGGCATTCTTTTAGGTATTTTTTTGCTTTGCCAGCAATCATCTCTTTTGGAATCCATCTATCAGAATCGCTAGATAAAGCGTCTTTTAAACGATAAGTGTGCCAAGTAAGCGCGTTTGATGGCAATGGCTCAGAAAAATGCCAAGTGCAAATATAATATGCTTCATGTTCTGGTTTTGCATCTTGTAAAAGCGCGCAAGTATCACATGTTTTCATTGTTTTTGCTCCCTGCTAGTTAAAGTTCCGCGTGACTCTCAACTTCACTTGATATGTGATCGCCATATTGTTTGATGATCGCTTTCTCAATATCATCAAACAAAGATTGATTGCGCCGCCAATCAATCGCGATTTTGTGTCCGCCTATTTCAAGTGTGATGTTCTCGAAATTCCACCCGAATCCAGCGCTAAAGATTCCGACTTCAGGATCAGAAGGCTCATACTCATAAACAATGAGCGCTGAACCGTTGTAGAAATTGTCACTATCATCAAGCAACAGTCCCTCGAATTCATAATCCATTTGGCCGCTTGTTTTGAATCGTTGTTTCATGGTTGTTTGCTCCTTTAATTGCGAGAAGTTAATTTTTGAGTATTTTGCCTTTCTCCACTTCGTTAGGCCACAAAAATCTAATCCCTGCTTTCTCTAAAGCGCTGTTTATTTGTTTCGCTGTCTCTATGCTGAGACCGTGACGCCATTCAATTGTTATTTGAAGCAAGGCATGACGCAAAATCGCCGCTTCATATGGCGTTAGTTCGAGGATTACTGTTTCGATGTCTTTCATGATGTTTTCCCCTCATCTAACCCACAACCAAAAAGACACAACCCACAAGCGCAATCATACCTGCAACGGCGGCGAAGAATAATCTGCCATCCTTTGCGCTTGCGTCTGTCGCATTTGTTTCAAGCGCATTGTTGGGCGCTTTGCTTTTCATCGTCTCAATTCCGTTGAGAAAGAAAACGCTTTCGATAGCGTCTAAAGCTTGCTGATTTACAGCGCCAAGGTTTTTGTGCTTTTGTAATGTCTGATAGATCGCCAGCCATTTATTTTCATATGACATATATTGCAGATCAATCACATCTAGAATCGTTGCGTTTATTTCCTTTGCCGCTTTGAACGAATCGGGATGGTCTTTAAGGCCGTAGTCTTTGGCGCTTAGGTTTACGAAAGGCCGTTGCATTATCATTGCTCCTTTTGATATTGCATTACCACATGGCTGCAATGGTTAGCAGCACAGCGATTTGTGCGCCACGAATTGCGAGTGCGAGATATAGATTCATCATTCTTCTTCGTCCTTAAGATCGACATTGATATATAAATCTAGGTTCTTTGAGACACGAACCGAGAAATGAGTTGCGAAAGATTCAGGATCAAGTTGAATCTCTCTAGCCTTTTCCGCCGCTTCGCGAGGCGTTTCGGCTTCGATGTCAATTGACCATTGCACTAGGTAGGTTTTCATTTTTCTTTCTCCTACTTGCTGACGAATTCGAGGAAGAGTCTCTCTTGCTCTTTTCTTTCGGCGTCCCCTGCTGCGGCCCGTGCGGCCCATGCGACCCATACGGCGACCCATACGGCGTCCCATGCGGCATCCCCTGCGGCGTCCGATGCGGCCCATGCGGCCCCTGCGGCGGCCCGTGCGGCGTCCCGTGCGGCGTCCGATGCGGCGGCCCATGCGGCGGTCAATTCCTCATCTGTCGCCTGCCCGTTGGCATAACGCTCGGCAACGTCCAAACAGCCGGAGACTCGCGGATCGGAATTCAAGTGTTGCACCCGGCGGCCATAAAAAACGGCAAGGAGTCGCCAGTTGTATTGGGGCTCAGCCCTTGCAGCCCATAAGGCATCATCAAGACCGCAAATTTCAAGAATCGTCGCAAAGGCAAGCGGCTCGTTATCGGCTTGCGTTTTGCCCAGTCCCTTTAAAAGATTCTCCCATGAATCTTTGCAAGGCGAATGTGCACGGATTCGGTTTAGCGTCGTCGTTTTCATTTTGTTTGCTCTCTTTGTTTCCAGATTTCAGTCCATTTTGCAAAAGCGCGCGACCATGTTTCGTATTCGGCGCGACTGACAGTAGGGTGAAACGGATTTGCTTTGTCCTTCTTTGATAGCGCGGCGCGCTTGCCGCGCACGAAAGCGGCTTTTATGTTTTTGGGTTGCATGATGTTTCCCTCAATAGATGATTTCATCCCCACAAACACAAACACAAGCCTCTCCAAACTTGTGCGCCGTTTCTGTAAGCTTCTCTCCTAAGTCTGTTTTAGTTTCGTCGCCGTTCAACTCCTCTCTATCCCAGAAACCGACGCCATGGTTTTGGCGCGTAAACCAAAAATCACGACCGGCTTGTTCAAGTGAGTAGCCCCTGTCAATCGCTTCTTCTAGCAATGTTGCTGCATCACCAACAAAGCGCGCGCAATCGGCTTTAATCGACGCCATGCTTTCTTTCGTTATAGCAGCAACGCCAAGATCGTTAAGCGATGTTTCGTCGTCGTCTCCAGTGTCACCGTTCGTAAAGAACATTGCTTCGATATAACCATGCGTAAAGTCATCGAGCATGATTGACGATGTGTCTGCGTTTTCGTTTAGGATAAACTGGGGCATTTTGTTTCCTTTCCTTGTGTCTCACCAAAAATAAATCGCAATCCACAAAAGATCATGGTCGTCTTTCGTGAATTTTGTTAGCGTCAAAAGCCATGCAAGATGTTCGGGTGATTTATCCAGTGTCATGCGGCTTCCTCTTTTGCTGCATAGAAAGCCGCAATCTCTGGCATAATATCAGCAACCATTTCGATTGCCTTTGTATGTTGTTCTGTTATTGCCTTTTCCGTTGCGCGCACATTAGAGACTATTAGGCGCTTGCTATAGTCGCTGAAAGGCATGTAAGAAAATCCCATGCTTTCCATATTGACGACCGTTGCGCTTGATACGATTGCGCCTGAATGTGTTTTGATTGTTCCTACTCTGATTGCTCTATTGTTTTCGAGAGGGACATACGATTGACCCTGCCATGCGCCACGAAGGTCACGGGATATTTTGGTTTTCATTTTAGTTTCCTTTCACTTGTTAAGACGATGACCTAATTCGATATAAGCAAGCGCCGCATATAAATTACGCCCTGCGCTTTCTTCCTTTTCGATAACACCATAAATCTGTGCGTCGGTCAGATTTTTGAGATATGACATAAAGTCATCAAGATCAGCATTGCTCGTTTTGCGCTTTGCCATTGTGTTTCCTTTCTCTAGTTTGATGATTAGAAAGCAGCGCGCTTTCCGTTTTCGAAAAACTCATATTCGTTCATGATGATCGATTCGTCCGTTGCTTCGTCACTGTATTGATATTCGATATCATTGCGCCATGTTTTGAACGCTGCATCTAGCGCCATGTCGAAAGCATGTTTCGCGTCACTGGTCTTTTTGAATTCATCGTAAAAGGTTTGCCATAGGTCACAGTCAAGACAATAACCCGTTGGCATGTTGTCGCGGTCAAAGTCTTTTAGTTTAAGACCGCGAAAGTTTTCGTTAGTCGCGTCGGTTTTATATTCGTAAGGCATGAACGCGCCGACTTGCCAATATGTAAGCTTCACATTGAAGAAAGCGCAAAAGGTTTTGACGCTATCCAGTGATTCATCATGCCACCCATAATCCATAGTATCGCGCCACCATTGGCGCGCCCTCTCCTTTGCGTCGTCTGATAATTCCTCGAATTTGTAAATCGTGACGGTTGCGGTTTTCATTTTGTTTCCCTTTCCTATTTACAAAAACACTGGCGCAATATTCTCGCGCCAGTGTCGATTGTGGTTTGATTAGGCGGCGCTCTTTACTTGCGCTGCAAAGTAATCAGCAAGCTTCCACAAAGCCTTGTTGATCTTTACGTCATTATCAAGATTATTGATCACTTTAGTCGTCGTGCGTCGTCCTGTTTTCTGATTATAGCCTCGCAATCCGCCCTTGATGGCGTTCTCTTGAACAACATTATAGACGGTGAATAGATCAGTCGCCTTGTCATAAGAACGACGCGGGATAAGCAATTGGCTAGGCTTGATAGGCGTCTCTACCTTTCCTTCACTATCGCCAAAGCGAACAACATGCGCCGCCTCTGCGAACGCCATGCGCGCTTCATGACTCATTTGAATCTGAGACCAAGTATCGCGCGCCGAAAGGATGCTTTCGGTTTCACGCAATACCGTAAAGGTTCCTTCGATAACATTAGACGCGACCCGTTCAATATCTCCCATGTGTTTGACGCGGATGCAGTCGAAGAATTCCGTCATAGCTACGAGTCCATTGCTGCAAACCTCACGCCATGCGCCCGCATGTAATTGATAGGACGACGAACCATCGTTACCGTTCTTTAAGATGATTTCGCCATGCGTATCGTTAATTTTATCGCGCGCCGTGACATTCGAAAGATCATTGACATGACGAAGGCGCAGCAAGTGTTTCGTAAAGTCTCGCTTACTTGCATCCCTTGTGTTTGATTGCGCTGCGCTAACAACCTCGAAACCTTCCTTACGAAGCGATTCCACAATCTGAATCGTAGGGATAGGGCGGAACCGTTCCGTCCTGCTATCATGCGCTTGTGTCGCAAAGACAGAAGGCGCATAGCGATAAATTTCGTCGTTCGTGAGGGCGGTATTGTGGTTGCGATTGTGATAGGTCATTTTACTCTCCTGTTATGTTTGGTTGTGATTATGTTACCGGGTCCAATATGTCGCGCCGTCGATTGTGACGGGCGTATAATCGACACGAATATTGCGCGCCGTCGCTTGCCAATCTATGACGATGTAATGCGGAAGGTCTTTTGAAATATCACCACAATCCTCTAGCAATTCGCGCGCATAGTCGGTGAAATATGAATCAGCAACCAACGTGATAGGATACCAGTCGCCTTGCCATTGTTCATCGCCGCCGCCGACTGATGCTAATTCTTTCATGATTGCGAGAAGGTTATTCAATTCGTCTTTAGCTTCTTTGTATTCCTGTTTCTCCTCTATGTTTTGTATTTCTTCAATGCGTTCGATAATGTCACGAACGTCGATAATGTCGGCGGAAAGATCAAGATTAGACATTGTAGTTTCCTTTGATGTTTGGATTGATTGGATTAGTTTACTTGGCCCATGACGGCTTGGCATAATCGTCATGCGATACACGGCGACGCAACGGCATGATGACTCCGAAACCATCTAGGTCGTTGCCAAAGTCTACAAGTGATGGTCCCGCGCCATTGTGAATTATTGACAAGCTTTCTGCGCTCTTGCCAAGAATCTTTGCAATCTTGCCAAAGTCACCGTAGTAAGCCGCATTGAATGTCGCGGGCGTTCCGTCACATGTTTCTGGCACGACGCGCCGCCAGTCTGGGAATGTGCCATCGACGGGCGCAAACGTGGTTGCGACTCCGCCAATATCAAGCGACCATTTATCATCCGCAATTTTTGTCAATTCTCCTTCCGGTATAAATTTTGGAATCTTTATTGCGTCGATTATAGCGCGCGGGATGATTATATTTATTTCATCGCCGTCATAGTTTTCAGTCTGGCGAATCGCCATAAGACGGTGGCCGTCCGTTGCGACCATGATAACGCCGTTTGCGCGGGTTGCCTGTAAGCAAACCCCGTTCAAGTAGTATCGCGTATCTTCTTTTGACGCTGCTACGTTGACGGCTTTGATATATGAGAGATTGATGAACATGGTTTGTTTCCTTTCGTTTGGTTTGGATTAAGCTTTACGATTAGACTGGCGCGCAATTTCGCGGCGAAAGCCGGGCGATAATTGCAACCATTCCTCGCGAGTCCCGTTGAAATTCTCCGGCGGATTGGCCGGCGCTTCTGGTGCTTGATACGCCCAAAAGCTTTTGGGCGTAGGTTTGTCCAGAATTAAAACCTTTTCTCCACTAATCGGGTTTGTTGCTTTTTTCATTGCAGTTTCCCTTCGTTTGAGGGTTGTTAGTTAAGGTTCAAAGTTCCGGGAACAATCCATTCGGATTGTGTATGATCCGGGCGGCCACGTTGAGCGCACATGACTTCTGCGTGTCCATGGTCCCATGACCAATGAAAAATAAATTTCATCATTTCTCACACTCCTTCTGATAAGCTTTAAATTCATCGCGCGTTGCTGGCGAAACAAAAACGCCATGGCAGTAATTGTCGCGAGCATGTGACGGCGCGAGCGGCAAACAATAAGGGAGATGATTCTTTTTATCTCGCCATTGTGCCGCTGCAATATTGGCAATGGCGCGTTTATTCGCGCCAACATATCCCGCATCTCGATAGGCGTTTGCCTCGCTTTCGATGCACTCTTTTAATTCGCGCCGTGTCTTGGCATGGACAACGTATGACTCGCCGTCACAATATGCGCCGCGCAAGCCGGTGGAGATAAAGTAATAGGGCATTTTAGTTTCCTTTCTCGATATAGGGTCAGAATTTATTCGGATGAAATGTGTAACCTTGTTCGTCACACATAACGAAACCTTTCACGGTCTTGCGTTTGACGGTTATCGCGGCTGGAATTGAAAAGTATGTGTCGGGTTCGCCGGTTATGTAGACCGTTCGTGGCGATGTTTCTGGCATGTCAATTGGACATAAACGAATGAGGGCGAGAGAAGGCCCGCCCATCCAACTTGCATAGAACGGAATTGAACCGTTTAGTTTTGTCTCGCCTTGTATATCGGCGCGATATTTTTGAAGGCTCATTGTCTTTTCCTTTCACCGTTTAGTTATGTCGAACGTGAACGTGGCAACATCGCAAGCCAAAACACCAAAATCAGTAGCGTCGTGATAATTGCGAAAATCACCACGATCATCTGAAACATCCATGCACCAGCATTGACCATACTCACGCATCATCCAATCTACGAAACTATCAAGAGCCTCTTGATCGTCGTCCTCTAATCCAGATTCGTCGGCATTGATTAGAGCGCAGGCCCAGTGAACGGGCAGTATTAGTTCGAG